TCACTTTCTGCCCCTGCGATCCTGTGCCTGCCTGGACAGGCGCCTCTGGTTCGCGGCAGCGCGGTACTTCTGGACCATCTGCAACGTGCGGTGCCCCGTCACGGCCGCAATCTCGCTATCGCTGCAACCGGCTTCCGCAAGCTGCATCGCAGCGGTGTAGCGCCATCCATGAATGACATAGGCCGTGGCGCCGATCTTCTTCCTGACGCCTTCGACCAGTCGCTGCACTGTCCTCTTGCCGAGGGGTTGCGTCATGTTCTTGGCGATGATGAAGCGGCCAGTACGAGGCAGGGCATCAAGGTATTCGCGCAGGTCGGCAGGACACGCCACCCATAGGCGCTGACCGGTCTTTCCCTGTACCACCGCAATGGCATCGCCGTCGTAGTGACTCCATTCCATCTTGCACAGGTCGCCAAGCCGTTGGCCCGTTCCCACGCCCAAGTGAAAGGCCGTCAAGGCGGCGCCTTCCGCTTCGCGCGGAAAGGCGTCAAGTGCCCAAGGAGGCCACGGTTCGTAGCTGCCGCCTTTGAGCTTCTCGACATTTTCCGCCGGGTTGAAGTCGATCCATTCCAGATCCCGCGCATGACGCGCGAGTATCGAGAGCATTTCGACCATCGCGTTTGCCTTTCGCCAGTGCTCCGCATGGGTGTCGCGGGCCGCGATGACGTCGCGGCGTCGCAGGCGCGTGAAATCCTTCGGCCCATTCTTTGCTCTGATCTGGTCGAGCGTGCGGCGGTATTCACTGCGTGTGGTCGGGGCCTTCGCGAGAAAGGCCGGAGAGGCAAGATAGCTGGTTATGAGCGCGTCGAAGCTCGTCTTGGCGGCGACATTCCTCCCCGACCGGCAGGCCCAATAGGCGTGATCGAATTCGGGACTGTCAGGGTTGTCTGGCAGACGAACGAATGTGTCGTTGCGACGGAAATAGTAGTAGGTTCTTCCCTTCACCCTGCGCCGGGAAACGTAGGGCCGCTGTGTGCGCTTCACCACTCGAACCTCTCTCGCGGAACCTGACCATCGAGGACTGCCCTCAGTTCTGATGCGCGCCAGCGTTCTAGGCCAGGAGCAAGCTCGATTGGCGGGGGCAATACTCCCTTATGAACCAGGTCGCGAACCGGGCGCGCAACGAGGCGGCGAACGCCGCCAAGCGGCGCCAGCGGCTGCGCTCGGCCGTGGCCGGGCTCCATCCCGAGCTGGCGCAGAACGACGCCGCCATCCTCTGGATGGACGACTGGCTGGTCGAACAGGGCTGCGGCTATCGCGGCTCGACCTGGGTCGAGCGGGCGCTCGCCGCCTGGTCCAGCCACATGTTCGACGTGAACCGGGCCGCGCGCGCCCGCGAGTAACTTCCAGACTGTCCCGAGACTGTCCGCAACTGTCCCGAGGACAGTTCAGGGACAGTCTCGGACAGTTTCAGACTGTCCTGCACGACAGGGACATAGACAGAGAAAAGGACAGGAACATGGACGGTTCGCGTCAGTCTGACAGGGCAAGGCCTGTGGATAACCCGGCAAGGGCAAGGAAAGGGGCCGGACTGTCCCGACTGTCCCGAACTGTCCGCAACTGTCCCGCAAATGTCCGCCGGACAATGTCGGGACAGTCCTGAGGCGACCGGGCAAGGCAGAGAAGAAGGGAACCGAGATGGATGCGAGGGAACAGGCCGAGGGCGAGAAGCGGGTGCGGGATCTGCTGGTCGAGCCCCTGCTGCGGCGGGGGCTGGTGAAGCCCGGGGCGATGACCAAGGCGCAGTTCGAGGAGATGCTGGCCGATCTGGCCAAGCGGCTGGCCTATATGAGCGCGCCGAACCTGGCCGCGCTCGAGGAGATGGCGGCGGCCCAGCCCGGCGGCAAGGACCGCGACCGCTTCCCCATCGCCAATGCGATCCTGAAGGCGGCGGCGCAGATCCAGCCGCCCGCCGACGACGCCTCGCCGCTGATCCGCGCGGTCTTCGCCCATGCGGTGGGGCGGCAGGCGCTGGCCGAGGGCTGGGCGCCGGAACTCCTGGACGATCTGCGCCACAACCGCCGCTGGCCGCGCAGCTATGCGCTGGGGCAGATCCGCCAGGCGGCGGGCGAGGCACTGCGCCGCCACGCGCATCTGGCGGGCGCCGGTCCCGGGCAGCTCTCCCCGGCCGAGGCCACCTGGCTGCGGGACCGCGAGGCCCGCCTCGCCCACTGCCGCAGCATCGCCGATCTCGCGGGGGCCTCGGCATGAGCATCCGGGCGATCAAGGGCAAAGGCGTGAACCGGGCGCGGGTGGTCTGCGATGGCTGCGGCCGCGAGGAGGTCGTGACCTGCAACTACCTGCATCGACCCGGCAGGGTCTGGGTGCCGGACGCGGGGCAGATAAACCGGAAGATGATCGGGCAAGGCTGGGCCGAGGTGAAGGGCAAGCTCCACTGCCCGGCCTGCGAAGCGAAACGAAAGGCGACAGGCATGGCAAAGACGACGACGGCACCGGCTTCGAACCCGGATGGGGCGTTGCGGCAACCGACCCGGGCACAGAAGCGCGAGATCATGGATCTGCTGGAAGGGGTCTATGACACCACGGCGGAACGCTACCGGCAGGGCGACACCGACGCGACGGTGGCCGAGGTGCTGGGGGTGATGCCGGGCTGGGTGGCCGAGATCCGGGATGCGTTCTTCGGTCCCGATGGCGGCAACGAAGACATCGCGGGAGCGCTCGGCCGGATGGAGGCGCTGGAACGCGACATGCGGGCGGTTGCCGAAGAGGCAGCACGGCAGCGGGCGGCGGCCGAGAAGAAGCTGGCCGAGCTGTCGGTTCTGAAAGTCGAGCTCGACCGGATCCGGGTGGCGGTGGGACCGCGGGCGTTGCGCAAGGCCGGGGTCGCGGCATGACGGCGGCGGCCCGGATCAGGGTGCCGCCCGCGCCCCGGACCCGGCGGGCGATGCCAGTTCGGGAGGCGCTGGAATGGGCCTTCGGCACGGAATGCGCGCGGCTCGACCATGACGAGATCGAGGCGGTCGGCGGCACCGGCTGGCGCCCCTTCGGCATGGAATACGTGACCCTCGAACGCGCCCAGCTGGGCACGCGCGTCGACACCAGCCGCGGCCGCTCCCGCCCGCATGACGATGCCGAGCTGATCGCGACCGTGGTCCGCAACGTCCTGCCCTGGTACGCGGCCACGCTGGTCGCGGATCTCGCCCGCGCGGACCGCACGCCCGACTGGATGCCCGACGCACGCCCGCGGCTCCGCCCGGCCGAGTGGCAGCACAATCGCCCGAACCGTTGGGGCAAAGCCGCGGATGCGGCGGCGCTCGGCGCCGAGGGCTGGCAACCGATCCCGCGCAGGAACCGCAAGGGCGTGATCGTCCAGGACGCGGTGCGCTTCACGCCCTGCGTCTGGACCCCGACCCAGAGCCAGATCGCGGCGGCGCGGCGGGCTTACCTCGACTGGTGGGGCTATCTGCTGGAGGTGCAGGCGGCTTTGAAGGGGGAGGAGCTGGCGCAGATCAGCCTCACCGGGGACATGCCGCCAATGACACCCTGGCGATAGCGTCGTTCATTGCATGAGAAATGATTGCGGCGGGATGCTGGCAAGGTTTCTTGTTGACAGGTTTTTGTATCGAGATGCAACTTTAATTATGACTGATCGGAGCTTGAAAATGAAAGATTTCAAAGAGCAATTTATTTTTCGCAGGGTGGTTTGCGAGCTGGTCGATGTTTTCTCCTGGGTCGTGGTTCTTGGAGGTGTTGCAATCACTTTCGTGGGCTTCAGGGATGGCGGCTTTTACGGACATCTGTTGGGTGGATTTTATGGCAGCATGAACGAGCTTGCACAGCTGGGCTATGTTGAGGCTGAGCCTTCGATCTCGGCACGGCTTGTCGGTGCTATTCCAGGGGGAATCGTTATGGGTTCAGGCTTTTTCACCATGATGATGGCACACCAAGCAAAATCGACTTTAGATATTGCGGCTGTGGCTCGTGGAATGTTCGAGTTGGCACGGATGAAGGAGCCAGTGACGAAAGTCGGCCGGGACGAGCCAAGCGTTAGTCGCTCTTCTGAACGCGCCTCGGGCGTTTGACCGCTAGTTATAGAGCCAGCCAAACGCTTGAAACTCTATGCTTACGGCGCAGCCTTCAACAATATTCGGTAAGCCGAGAAGCACATCGACATGATGCTCAAGAACGGGGCGTGATCTTGGCTCCGGAAACTTTTTTCTTGACTGTAATCTGATCCCGTTGACATAGTGCCGTCACCCAACTTGCGCCCGGAGCGGAGACCCCGCCCCGGGCGCTTTGCGTTCCGGGACGGGCTCTCGCAGCCCGCTGGCAGAGAGGAACGGCATGAAGCTGACGGCAGGTGTCTCGTCCTCGGATCTGCGCAAGCTGGTGTCCCGGCTTCGGGAGGTGGAGCGCAAGCAGATGCCTTACGCGACGATGCTGGCGCTGAACGCCACCGGCGAGGCGGTTCTGGAAGAGAACAGGACGCTGATGCAGAAGGTGTTCGACCGGCCGACGCGCTGGACGCTGAATGCGTTCTTCCTGCGGCGGGCGACCAAGCGGAAGCCGGAGGCGACGGTCGAGCGCAAGGATGCCCCGCGCGGACGGCATTACCTCGAAGTCGAGGAGCGCGGCGGCGCCCGCCCGAAGACCGGGATCGAGCGGCTGATCATCGGCAATGTCGCCTATGAAGACCATATCGAGGCGGTGGTTCCGGCGCGGGGCGCCAGGCTCAACGCCCATGGCAACCTGCCCGCCGGTCAGATCCAGCGGGCGCTTTCCAATATCGGGGCGCAGCAGGACCGCGCCCAGAACAGCACCGACGGCTCGCGCAAGCGCAGCGCGCGGGCGGCGCGGTATTTCGTGCCGAAGCCCGGGCAGCTGTCGCCCGGGGTCTGGAAGCGGCAGGGCAAGCGGCTGACCAAGTTCCTGTCCTTCACCGACCGGCTGCCCCGCTACGGCGCGCGGTTCGACATGGAAGGCCATGGCCGGATCGTCGCCGCGCGCGAGATGCCGGGCCGGATGCGGGCGGCGATCAGGAAGGCCTTTTCCACCGCCAGATGAGCGCGGGTCCTTCCCGGAGGGGGATCGCACGGGGGTAATTCGCACCCCGGTGCCTGCATGTGTGTCTGAATTTTCGAAGCTGCGAGTGAGGGTTGTTGTTGTCATGACCGATCTGGCCGATCTCCGCCGCCTCTATCCGCTGCCCGAGGGGGTGGAGGACACCGCAATGAACCGCGCCCAGATCGCCCGCGCCCTCGATGTCAGCGACAACACGATCAGCAAATGGATCGCGCAGGGCATGCCGGTGCTGGAGGAAGGCGGGAACGGCCGGGAATATGCCTTTTCGCCGGCCGATTGCTACGCCTGGCGGAGGCATCGCGATGCCGGGGCGCGGGCGGCGAAGGCGGCGGCCGACCGCTCGGCCTCGCAGCTGGCAATGGCGTTCCGCAATCTCGACGAGGAGGATGCCAATGCCTCGGCCGGGCTGACCGCCAAGCAGATCGCCGAGGAGGCCGATGCCGATTACCGCTACCAGCGCGCGGCCGAGCAGCGCGGCGAGCTGACCCGGACGGCGCGGGTGCGCGATCTCTTCGAGGACATGCTGGTCGAGTTCCGCCGCACCATCACCACGCTGGTCGATTATTGCGAGATGGAGTTCTCGCTCGATCCCGAGGAGACCGCCAAGCTCGAGGCCCGCTGCGACGGGGCGCTGGTGCGGGCGCGCGGCAACCTGGAACAGGCCATCGGCCGGGGTGCGGCCGAACCGGTCGCGCTGCGGCGGGGCGACCAGGGCGAGATGGGGCTCTGAGATGGTGGTGATCCGCGATGCCCGGATCGGCGCGCTGCGCAGCTTCGCGCCGCTGCCGGGCCTGACCACGCCCGAGGAGATCCTGGCCGACGCGCTGCCGATGCTGGATCCGCCGAGCCGCCTGTCGGTGACCGAGGCCGCCGAGCGCTATATCAACGTGCAGGTCCAGGGCGCCTGGCAGGGCTTCGACCGGAGCGTGACCCCCTACATGGTCGAGCCCTCGGACGTGACCCAGTCGCGGCTCTTCAAGGTGGTGGCCTTCATGGGGCCGTCGCAAAGCGGCAAGACGATGATGCTGCAGACGGTGTCGCTGCATGCGGTGACCTGCGACCAGAACCCCACGCTGATCGTGCACATGTCGCGGCCCGAGCGGGACAAATGGGTCGAGGAGAAGCTCAACCAGCTGATCTGCAACAGCCCCGAGGTCTACAGCCGCCTCGGTCGCGGCCGCGACGACGACACCTTCAGCCGCAAGCGCTTTCGCGGCATGCGGCTGCTGATCGGCTATCCGACCCCGCAGGTGCTGTCGGGCGGCACCTACAAGACCGTGCTGCTGACCGATCTCGACCACATGCCGCTGGTGCTGGGCGGCAAGGACAATCCCGAGGGCGCGCCGGTCCGGATGGCGGTGCAGCGGATCAAGAGCTACCTCTCGCGCGGCTGCGTGCTGGCGGAATCCTCGCCCGCCTATCCGGTGACCGATCCGGGCTGGCAGCCCGATCCGGCCGTTCGCCGACCGCCTGGCCGGGTTCGAGGCCGGGCTCGACCGGCTGATCGCGGATCCCCTCGAGGACCGGATCCCCGACCGCACCTATGTCGCGATTCTGGACTGGGCCTATAATGTGGGCCTCGGCGCGGCCGCGCGCTCGACCCTGATCCGGAAGCTCAACGCGGGCGATCTGCGCGGCGCCTGCAATGAGCTCCCGCGCTGGCGTTTCGCGGGCGGCAAGGGCGTGCGGGGGCTTCTGATCCGCCGCAACAAGGCCCGGCAGCTCTGCCATGAGGGGCTCGACGGGATCCCGGCCGAGGTGCCGTTCCGCTGGGACGGCGCATGAGGGCGCTCCTCGCGGCGCTGCTGCTGGCCGGATGCGGCGGGCTGCCGGTCCCGCTCGGTCCCAACGTCGCCGCCAACGTCCAGGCCGGGGCCGAAAACGTGCAGGGCCAGAAGGTCGAGAACGCGCCCTCCATCGTGCGGCCGCGCGCCCGCGAGATCCGCCAGGAGCAATCCGAGAACCGCCTCCGCGCCGACCGCGTCGAGACCGTCATCGTCAATGTCATCCCGCCCTGGATCGTCCTGGTCGCCCTGATCGGCTGGATCGCGCCCTCGCCGGGCGAGATCGGGAGGCGGATCGGCGAAGCGGTCACGCGCCGCCGGACCTGAGAGTTCCCCCCGCTTTCGGGCGGGGGCAAGGCGGTGTTGGAGCACCGCCTCACCACGCAGCCCACGTCAACAGAAGCTGCGCCGACACCCGAGAGGGAATCTGTCGCCCGGCTCTCGCGAGAGCGGGCGGACCTAGAACAGGTTCCTGACATGAACGAAATGCGAAAAACCGTCCCCGCAACCCCCGTCGCCCCCTGGATGGGCGGCAAGAAGGCCCTGCACCGGCGGATCATCGAGCGGATCGAGGCGATCCCGCACCGGACCTATGTCGAGCCCTTCCTCGGCATGGGCGGGGTCTTCCTGCGCCGAAGCTGGCGCCCGCGTCTGGAGGTGGCGAACGATCTGAACGGCGAGATCACCAATCTCTTCCGCGTGTTGCAGCGCCATTATCCGCAGCTGATGGAGGTGATGCGGTTCCAGATCACCTCGCGCCGCGAATTCGAGCGGCTCCGCGCCTGCGATCCGGCCACGCTGACCGATCTGGAACGCGCCGCGCGCTTCCTCTACCTGCAGCGGCTGGCCTTCGGCGGGCAGCTCGGCGGGGTTTTCGCCGTGCAGCCTGGCTGCGGGCCACGCTTCAGCCTGGCCCGGATCGGCCCGCTGTTGGACGCCGCCCATGCCCGGCTCGACGGCGTCGTCTTCGAGAACCTGCCCTGGCAGGAGGTGCTGGCCCGCTATGACGGCCCGCAGGCGCTGTTCTATCTCGATCCGCCCTATTGGGGTGGCGAGGACGATTACGGCAAGGGGCTCTTCGACCGCGACCAGTTCGCCGAGCTGGCCGAGCGCCTGGGCCGGATCAAGGGCGCCTTCCTGCTGTCGATCAACGACCGGCCCGAGATCCGCGATCTGTTCGGCGCCTTCCGGATCGAGGAGGTGCGGCTGAATTACTCGGTCTCGAAGGGCGGCGCGACCGCCGCGCGGGAGTTGATCATCGCCAATCGCGAGGTCAGGGTGGGGCTCGTATGAGTTCCCCCGGCCCGGTCGGCGTTTAACCGGATCTTGGGGGCGCCCGGTAAAAGGTCCGTCCCATGCGCCGTCTCCTGTCCCTGCTTCTGCTGAGCCTGACGCTCCTGACCTGCGCGCCGGTCGCGCAGGCGCCCCAGAGCGTTGCACCGGCCCTGCCCTATCAGCGCGCGGCCTTCGGCTCGGGCTGGACCGATCCCGACGGCGACTGCCTCGATACCCGGGCCGAGCTGCTGGCGGCTCTCTCCACCGTGCCGGTGCGGCTCGCGCCCTCGGGCTGCTCGGTACGCCACGGCCGATGGTTCGCGCCCTATACCGGGCAGGTGATCACCGAGGCGGGCGATCTCGACATCGATCACATCGTGCCGCTGCGCTATGCATGGGGCCATGGTGCCGCCAGCTGGCCCGCCGCGAAGCGCGCCCGCTTCGCCCGCGATCCGGTCAACCTGCTCCCCGTCAGCGCCTCGGCGAACCGCTCGAAAGGCGCGCGCGGGCCGCTCGACTGGTTGCCGCCGGATCCGGGCTTCCGCTGTCAGTATGTGTTGCGGTTCCGGCGGATCGCCGCAAGCTACGGGCTTGTGCAGTCCGCCGCCGAGGAGCGGGAGCTGGTGGCGCTGACCGGGCGCCTGTGTGGGGCGTAATGGGCGGGAAGCTGACCTTCGCTGTACTTGGCATGAACGTCCGTAGAGCGCAGTTTGTTGACGTTAACTGGCGCGCCTAGAAACGTAGCCTGCTTCAAATTGCGGTTTACAAGCGCCCGGAAGTCAACGAACAATACTGACTCGGCACCCTCTCAATAAACGATGAAGTTTATTGCTTGCTGGGCGGGGTATCTTGTGGAGATAGAAATTTGACAAAAATTGGACTATACGTATATCAATTGGTCCTTTCTCGGTCTGATGATTACCAACGCATCCCATTCGACACTCACGGGCCGGGATCTCAGCCCTCGCAATTTATGAATACCTTCATCCAAGGGAAGCTCACAAACACGCAGAACAACAACATCGAGCGTAGCTGGAGGTTGAATCCACGCCCTCCAGAGGGCAGATCGTATGGTGGGCTAGTCGAGTATGGAACATTTGGCATCAGCTCAAAGATGCGCAGCTCAGGCGAGAACGATGTCCTGTTTGAGCGACGTAGCGATCACGTTGAAGAGATTCCGCTGTACTATCAAATCTGGATTCCTGAGAATGCGAACTTTGGATTTGCTGCCTTCCAGTCCTATCGAGATCGCTCTTGCGTTGGCCAGGTTCTGTCTTCATTCACTAAAGAGTACAACGATTGGAGCGGCAATACTCGTCTAACCGCTAGAAAAGTTATGCCTCCAGCCGAAGAAATGTACGCTCAAACTCCGGTGAAGAAGTTAATTCTTTCACGAAAGCGGGTGCCAAAAGATCGAGTCGATATTCTCCAAGACCTTCCGCCCGAGGAAGTAGACATCGAGCTTTCCATTTCCGCTCTTCGACGGAGAATGTTCGGCCGGTTCACGGACGTTGCACCTTTGATTGAAGCGGCAAATGGGACGGCCGCCATGGTGATCAACGGGATTGAATTCGACGAAGCAAGCGCGCTAATCAGTATCGGCGGAACGTACCGAAAAGTAGGCATTATCGGGCCTGAAAATACTGCTGGCGTGATTGACATCACTGATAATGTTGAACTTCAAGAGGACGGGCACCCACTTTATGAATCCTTGGAACGAGTCGCCACGCAAATTATCGTTGATTTTCGCGAGCAGTACGGCATGAACTGATGAAATTCAACATCCTTGGCGTTCTTAAGGCTCATATAAAGAGCCTGTCAGATTATCGAAATCAAAGAGTGTCAACCATGGACATTCTTGCCTTCTACTTTCTTCCAGCGCTTTTTGGATTCTCTCTTTTCTGGTTCTGCGTGGGTCTTGGAGATGAAGTTTTTGGCGTTTCTATTTCCGTATTTTCAATCTTTTCTGCGTTACTTTTCAGCGCGCAGGTTGCAATGTATGGTGTCTTTCGAGCAGATAGAAAGTTCAGCCAAGACCCAATAACTCAAGCAGGTGAGAAAGACAGGCTGGAAGAAGTCCGAGTATTGCTGAGGGAGATAAACACGAATATATCATACTTGATACTCGTATCATTTTCGTCTGTGACCATCTTCCTTGCTCTTTATGTATTGGATCTGCCAGAGAGGTTGGAGTCGGCGATTTTAGGATTTCTTTACCTTCACTTTTTGCTGACATTGTTGATGGTGATCAAGAGATCTCATGAGGTTTTTGATTCAGAATACGCCAAACCTCCAGATTAGTAGACCACCACAGCCCGGGACTAAAGATCTAGACTTCCAAATTTGTCGTGCAGCGCCGGACGCATACGTCGGCTTAGGGCTGGCTCCGGTCATCCGCTGCGCCTGGCATGAAGTTCGGCTCTGGGCCGGGGGCGTCATGCAGCACCGCCAGGCTGCTCATGCGGCCCACCGCAGCGCTGCATGACCGCTTGGAGCCCTTTTGACCAATAATGCACTGTGCACGAAAGGCCACTTAAGGACGCCTATCGCTCCGCCCGTCTTTGCCGCTCTTTGAAAGAATTGATTGGCCACTCAGTCGGCGTGAATATCTCGTGGAAATCCGTGCTAACGTTGCTTGCCATACGAGCAAGCAAACCAATCAGCCGGTGGGTGTTTCCGCGATTTTCACGCAGTAGATTACCCTCCACGGCGTCTTCATCGCCGCTTCGTTCGATGTATCTACGGTCTATGACTCCAGCGTTGTGTTCGTAGATGTGCCTTCGCTCCATCATGAGTCGGATGAATCTAGCATCCTTCTCCACAATTCCTTTAAGTGGGTTCATGTCAAAAATATCTTTTAAACGCTTAAACGTATCCGACTCAATATCGTGAAAGACCAACCTGGAAAGCGTTTCTTTCCGCGCGGGCTTCATCGGAATGCGGCGCACGAGTTGATTGGCGAAGTCACGGCAGGCTGCATCGAACGCCGATACGCTTTGGCCAACGGCTGCCTCTGGTTGCGCTTGTCCGTCATTTAGAGACTGCCTGATTTCCTCAAATCGAGCCGTGAGCATCTGGATATTATTTCGCCATCCGCACGCGGCGCAGTAGCCATAGAGGCCTCTGATATCGTTAAACTCTCCACATTGGTCGCACTTGTATCGCGTCTGTTGGGTCTGTGACGCATAGTAGAAGTCAGGCTTTGGCTCATCTGCGGCCTGCTTAACAAGGCTTTCCATGTCGATTTCAACTTGTCGCTCTGTCCCCTTCGCATCGGGCGCCGCAAGTTCTTCCTTCAACCTCTCCGCAAGGTGAGCAAGGAACTTCATCTGTGCCGGAGTGAGAAATTCAAATGCTGCCGCTCTCAAGCCACAGTATGGGCAGGTCTGCGGATAAATTGCCGCGTGGTTTCCATTGCGGAAGTAGCCACTACAGCACGGGCATTGATGACCCCAACATCCAAGTGAGTCAGACCCAAGAATTGCCGGGACGCACCCTTCCGGTAGCGGCGGATCAAACGGTTGTGCAATTCCCCCCATTTTGAAATCAGAAACCGGAATTCCATGAGGCAGTAAGATATAGATACCAGCGGCAGCCATTGGCCCTGGTCTGCGGCTAACAATCCCAAACGCAGCGCTCTTTCTTCCTTCGTCATCGCATGCGATATTGATGGTGGTGTTCGCACCACAATGCGCGACCTCTTTGAAATCCTGTTCGTAATACGCCAATGTTTGCCCGGTTCATTCACAGAAGCTACTGTTGCTTCGCCGGGATAGTAGCTTGTCGGCAACGCATGGGCTATCGGTAACTTGTTTTCTATAAGGGGCCGGGAGCAGTCGTTAGCAGTTCTGATCGCACTGGCGGCTTCATCCGCTCTCCGGACCTTGGCGGCCTGAGTGCATGCTGCAGCGGGGATGAACGGTCGCTTTCGTGAGCCGCAGGCGGTTCGGGCTTGGGGCGTCGAACGGCGGCTATCGGCAGAGAGCGACCAAGTGGGGGTGCCAGGCGCTCAAGCGCCACGCCGCGTCGCCGCCGGTCAGCTCCGAGGCCTTAGCTGAGCTCAGCAAGTAGTCCGTTATAGAAGCTCTTCACATGAGCAGACCGATCTGCTGCCAAGCGTGCGCCGGTCATCGTTTGAAACCCGCGCTCAAGCTTCATCAGCTTGGTCTGAAAATGGTCCAGTGCGAAGAGGTCCTCGTCCAGGGGCCGATCATTTGCAGCTGGATCGACGGCATCGCAGATCGAAGCTTTCCTGAGGCCGGCGATGTAGAAGCAGCGCGCCACGCCAATGAAGCCGATGGCGTCAAGTCTGTCAGCATCCTGAAGGATCTTGGCTTCCAGGCTGGCCGGAGTAACACAGGCGGAAAAGCTATGAGCTTCGATGGCATGGCAGACCTGGTTGATCCGGTCGTCGCTCCACGCCATGCCAGTCAGAACATCACGTGCCTTCGCCGCAGCAAGACGTGATGCCATGTGGCGCTGCGAGGACCCCTTGTCGATCCAGATGCAGTCGTGCAGCAGGGTTGCGGCAAGCAGGATCTCAATGTCGCCCCCCTCTTCGCTGGCAATCCTCTCGACATTGCGCCAGACTCGAAGCAGATGTGCCTCGTCATGCGCTCCGTCTCTCAGATCGAAGGCATGGGGTAAAAGTGCCTTGGCAACATGAGGCTTGGGAAACTGGTCTTGTATCTGCTTGTCCGCGTGGGTGCACATTGTCTTCTGATATCTGCGGATGGCGGGTTTGTTCCGCTCTGCCGACCTTCTTCCTCCGAAGATGCTGCGCCATGGATGGATGGCCGGTCTGGCGAAGCTGCGGCGCGGCATCGGCGTGGTGATTGGAAGGCAACTAAGGGCCGCACGCTGCGCTCGGCGAGAACGGCGGCTAAGGTGTAGCCACCATCAGTCCTGACACCCCTGGTCCCAATATCTGATGTCTCTTGCCTGCGCCGAGATGAAGATTTTGCTCCATTCACCATACCTTCCGTAGGACCTGCTCTTTCGTCGTACCGCTCCACAAGCATTCGAGCTAGTCAGGTCAGGCATGCCGCATTACCAGAAGGAGAGTATAGAAAGCTAATGGATGGATATCGTGAAGAAAGTACTCTCAGGCATTTGTATCCCGCTCATCTTGAGCGGCTGCATGGTCGACCCGGTGCCTTCTATTGACCTGATGAAAGGCAGTGGGAGCGTCAACCGCGCTGTGGATGGGAGGACCGCATTTCGCTACGTTGTAAGTGCGGACGCCTACAACGGCGTTGTCAACGCACCTGATGAACTTCGAAAGCAACACGAGTGGCTTATTGGAAGCTACCTCGGCGAGGGGGGGCATTGCCCAAATGGTTATCAAATCACTAATGCTTCTCTGGACAGTGCTGTGGGTGCATACGTCTACGAGGGCATTTGCCGCTAACCGACACACGCCAGGGCCATAGGATTTCAGTCTTGGATGAGGCGCCGCATTTGTCGGAACCGTCGTGTCATTCGTTAGTCAAGAAGGTTAAGTAGACAGCCTAGGTACGGGGCGACGCCGTGCCGGTGCCAACCAGCCGCTAGCCGCTGTCCTTGGTGCAGGTGCAGGTGCAGGTGACGCTGGGGCACGACCGGCAGCTCTGGGCTGCCTGCGGTCATCCGCCGCGCCCTGCGCGAACGTCTGCTATCGGCAACGAGCGCCCAAGTGGGTGCCGCCAGGCGCTCCAGCACCATGCTGCGCCGCCGCATGTCGGCTTTGAGCCCAAACCGACCGATGCGGCTCGAAGCACGAATGTCGGCTTCCCGAAGATCAAAACGGATCGCTAGCAGCGCTTCCAATGCTTTGCTATTAGGTGGCAATGGACCGGACGAATACCAAAACAGTAAGAAAACAATACCATTCTCGCCAAGTGGGGTCGGATCGGCACGTATGGGACGTGCATCGGCTCATGCGCGCTGCACGCGATATCGAGGTGCAAACTGTTCCGGTGAGTGATATTGCCGAAACAGACGAGAATTGGTGGTACGGTGATGCAAACGCCGTGCCGACACCGCGCTCAATTGCTTCTCACGTCGCTTTGATCAACGAAGTCGATCCACTTCATCCCGTTATCCTCTGCGCCGAAGGACGACTGATGGATGGCATGCATCGTGTTGTGAAAGCGATAGCGGAAGGGCGAACTCATGTGCCCGCCGTGCGGTTTTCCAGGACACCCGACCCCGACTTCGTGAACGTGGCTCTTGATGAGCTGCCGTACCCGGACGAAGTGGTCTAATCAGGCACCGCCAAAGGGCACTGAAAATTTGTGCAAGCGGTCATTCGACAGCCAAGCGGCAAAGTCCACTCCGTCCCGCTCTCCGGACCTTGGCGGCCTGAGTGCATGCTGCAGCCGGGATGAACGGCCGCTTCCGTGATCGGCGGGCGGCGCGCCCTTGGGGCATCGAACGTCTTGTGTGGATGGCTCCCGCATAGCAAGTCGTAAATGATCTCGCGCACCTTTTCAGAAGCAGTCTTGTGTCCGGCCTGTTTGCGCGGTTCACACCGCTGGCCCTGATGGGATCCGCAGATCAGGTTCCTATCTGCTTTGCGGGCAATTTCGCCCGGGACATTCGGCGGAGCTTCCTGATCGTTGCGGCTGAAGGGTACACCATCACATCGTCGGTCTTGCTATCTCGCTGTTTCGGTATGTCTCAGGCTGTGTGAGGTCGGTAGGATTCGTTCCTGGTCAGCACCGCCCACATGATCCGCGCCGTCTTGTTCGCCATGGCGACGGTCGCGAGCCGGGCAGGCTTCCTCTGCAGCAGCTTCGTCAGCCAGGGATCGGCACGCTCCGGATGGTTGGAGACCTGCCGCACACGCGATGTCATGCCGACGACGATAAGCTGACGCAGATACCGATCGCCCATCTTGGTGATCTTCCCTAAGCGCTCCTTGCCACCGCTGGAGTGGTTGCGCGGTGTCAGACCAAGCCACGCCGCAAATTCCCGCCCACTCTTGAACTGGTGACCCGATCCGATCGTGGCGGCCACGGCCGAGGCGGTGACCGGCCCAACTCCGGGAATGCTCTGCAGGAGTTGCGCCTGGCGGCTGAGACGAGCCTGGATACGCATCGTGATCTCGTACCAGCGAAAGCGGTTGTGGAGCTCGACCAGCTGACGGCTGAGGACCCGCAGAACGTCCTGGGCGAGCTCGGGGAACCCGGACTGCTTGCCCTCGATGATCCCTTTCGCAAAATCGATGGCCCGCGCGACGCCCCGAGCGATGGCGATCCCGAACTCCGCGGCCATCCCGACCACCACCGTCGCCACCCTGGCCGAGGCCCCGGGCTTTGCCGGAACCGCCACCGGCTGCAGCGCGGCGGGCGGCGTGCTGGCGATGGCGCCGGGCGAGACCCGCGCGCGCTATGCCTTCGCGGGCCGGATCGATCTGGGCGCGGTCCAGCCGGTGCGGCTGATCTCGGATATCGAGCTCCTGATCTCGGAGGCCCGGGACCTGTTCTGGGAGCCCTCCGGCACGGCGATGTGGACGCCGCCCGATGCGCGGCTCTGGCTCGGCTCGACGGATGCCTATGGCGATGTCGATCTGCAGGTCTCGGTTACCGATGACGCCCCCGACGCCGCCCGCTGGGGGCCCTGGCAGAGCTTCGATGCCGCCGACTACTCGGGCCGGGCCTTCCGCTTCCGCGCGGTCCTGGGCGTCGAGAGCCCCGATTACACCATCGGCATCACGGGCCTGACCGTGACCGCCCTCCAGGCCGCATGAGGATGACATGACCCAAGCCACCTATCTGCTCGACACCGGCCATACCAAGGCCCAGGCCTTCGCCATGCTGCAGGGCGTGCTTTCCGCGATCCAGAGCGGCAATGCCGGGGCCACCCCGCCCGCCGAGACGGCGGCCGGCATGCTCTGGGTCGATACCGACGCCCGCGCCCTGAAGATGCGCAATGTCCCGAACAATGGCTGGATCACGCTGGGCTCCTTCGCCTCCGGCAGCTTCGTTCCGGCCGGGGTGAACCAGCTGACCGAGGCCCAGGCGAAGGATGCGTTTTCCGACATCTACGGCGCGGTGACCGGGGCGATCCTGCGCGCCGCGATCCTGGCCCACGCCCCCGACGCTGTGATCCCGGGCTGGCACCCTTTCGACATGGTCCGGCCCGGCGACGGCGCCACCGGCCTGATCTGGAGCTACGACAAGGCAGGCAGCATCCAGAACGTGGAGACGCCCGAGTTCGAGGACGGATACGAATATGCGCTGGTCTTCGAGGCCGTCGCCACCAACAAGACCACCTCCACACTGCAGATCTCGGTGCGGCCCGAGGTCACCGGCACCTGGTCGCCCTTCACGTCCTTCCCCGGGGCGGGCTTCCGCAGGGATGACGTCTGTTCCGGCATGCTGCGGCTGCCCATGCCGCGCCAGCCCCGGCTGGTCCATGGCTGCATCTGGGACGCGCCGCTGAAGGCCGGGATGGAGGATCTTGCCGTCCCGACCGGCGCCCCCGAGGCCTCGGCGCTGAGTGCCGTCCGGGTCCGCTGGGCCGAGGGCGGACGCATCAACGAGGTCTTCCGCACCGGCCGCGTCCGCCTGTTCAGGCGCCGCGAACACCTCACCGGCTGATCTGCCCTCCCATGACGAGGCCCGCCATGACCGTCACCAACACCGCGCGCGCCCATCCGCCGGAGGCCCCATGCAGGAACTGACCACGCAGATCCGGGACTGGTGGGCGGTGATGCTCTCGCTGCTCGGGCTGGCCGTCTGGTCGGTACGGCTCGAGGCCCGGGCGCGGACCAATACCGCCGCGCTCGACCGCGAGACCGCCCGGCTCGCCGAGGAGATCCGCGCCCTCGAGGCCCGCTGGCAGCGGCAGCGCGCCGAAGATCTCGCCGCCCGCCAGCGCGACCGCGAGGAGACCAACGCGCTGCTGCGCGAGCTTCGCGCCGACATCAAGACCGTCCTGCAGCGCGTCCCGCGCTGAGCTATTCCCCCGAAAGGAGCCCCAAATGCACCTCGTGCCCCACTGGCGCGCGCTGATCCGGCGCGCCTGGTCGATCCGTCTCATCCTGATCGCGGGCCTGCTCTCGGGCTGTGAGGCCGGGCTCTCGCTCGCCTCGCCCGATCTGCTGGGCATCCCGCGCGGCCTCTTTGCCGGGCTGTCGGCGCTGGTGACCGCGGCCGCCTTCGCCGCCCGGCTGATCGCCCAGAGGATGGAGTGAACCGATGCGCAGGATCCTGAAACGCGGCGCCGCCGCCACCGCCCTCGCGCTCAGCTTCGTCGGTGGCAATGAGGGCCTGAAGACAGAGGCCTATCTCGACATCGTCGGCATGCCGACCGTCTGCTTCGGCGAGACCCGGGGCGTCGCGCTCGGCGACAGCTACACGCCCGCCGAGTGCCGGGCGATGTTCGCCGGGAGGCTCGCGGAGTTCGAGGCCGGGCTCGACCGGCTGATCGCGGATCCCGTCGAGGACCTGATCCCGGCCCGGAGCTATGTGGGCATTTTGGACTGGGCCTATAATGTCGGGCTCGGCGCGGCTGCGCGCTCGACCCTGATCCGCAAGCTCAATGCGGGCGATCTGCGCGGCGCCTGCGACGAGCTTCCGCGCTGGCGCTTCGCGGGCGGCAAGGGCATTCGCGGCCTCCTGATCCGCCGCAACAAGGCCCGGCAGCTCTGTCATGAGGGGCTCGACGGCGTTCCGGCCGACGTGCCGTTTCGCTGGGACGGCGCATGAGGGCGCTCCTCGCGGCGCTGCTGCTGGCCGGATGCGGCGGGCTGCCCGTGCCGCTCGGGCCAAACGTCGCCGCCAACGTCCAGGCCGGGGCCGAAAACGTCCAGGGCCAGAAGGTCGAAAACGCGCCTTCCATCCTTCGGCCCCGCGCCCGCGAGATCCGCCAGGAGCAATCCGAGAACCGCCTCCGCGCCGACCGCGTCGAGACCGTCATCGTCAATGTCATTCCGCCCTGGATCGTGCTGGTCGCCCTGATCGGATGGATCGCCCCCTCGCCCGGCGAGATCGGGCGGCGGATCGGCGAAGCGGTCAGGGGAAGGCGATCATGAGAAATACAACCATAAGGCGAGTTATCTATAATACAGACAACCTTTGGTTAGGGTATCCGCTATAACAACGGAACTGGCCAGGCAAGGGCCCACTAAACTTATCAAAGAACTGAAACTAAATTAGACCCTCGCAGGCCCAACGCCCGCGGGGGTCGCCCCGTTCTCGCGTGCCCGCTTGGGGGTGCCACCCTTTCCTTCTCTCACGCAACTGAATTCCCCCCGCTTACGGGCGGGGGCAAGGCGGTGTTGTAGCACCGCCTCACCACGCAGCCTGCGTCAACAGATGCTGCGCCGACACCCGAGAGGGAATCTGTCGCCCGGCTCTCGCGAGAGCGGGCGGACCTAGAACAGGTTCCTGACATGAACGAAATGCGAAAAACCGTCCCCGCAACCCCCGTCGCCCCGTGGATGGGCGGCAAGAAGGCCCTCAACCGGCGGATCATCGAGCGGATCGAGGCGATCCCGCACCGCACCTATGTCGAGCCCTTCCTCGGCATGGGCGGGGTCTTCCTGCGCCGAAGCTGGCGCCCGCGTCTGGAGGTGGCGAACGACCTGAACGGCGAGATCACCAATCTCTTCCGCGTGTTGCAGCGCCATTATCCCCAGCTGATGGAGGTGATGCGCTTCCAGATCACCTCGCGCCGCGAGTTCGAGCGGCTCCGCGCCTGCGATCCGGCCACGCTGACCGATCTGGAACGTGCCGCGCGCTTCCTCTATCTGCAGCGGCTGGCCTTCGGCGGGCAGCTCCGCGGGGTTTTCGGCATATCGCCGAACAGTGGGCCTCTGTTCAGCCTGGCCAAGATCGGCCCGCTGCTCGACGCCGCTCATACCCGGCTCGACGGCGTGGTCTTCGAGAACCTGCCCTGGCAGGACGTGCTGGCCCGCTATGATGGCCCGCAGGCGCTGTTCTATCTCGATCCGCCCTATTGGGGTGGCGAGGACGATTACGGCAAGGGGCTCTTCGACCGCGACCAGTTCGCCGAGCTGGCCGAGCGCCTGGGCCGGATCAAGGGCGCCTTCCTGCTGTCGATCAACGACCGGCCCGAAATCCGCGATCTGTTCGGCGCCTTCCTGATCGAGGAGGTGCGGCTGACTTACTCGGTCTCGAAGGGCGGCGCGACCGCCGCGCGGGAGTTGATCATCGCCAATCGCGAGGTCAGGGTGGGGCTCGTATGAGTTCCCCCGGCCCGGTCGGCGTTTAACCGGATCTTGGGGGCGCCCGGTAAAAGGTCCGTCCCATGCGCCGTCTCCTGTCCCTGCTCCTGCTGAGCCTGACGCTCCTGACCTGCGCGCCGGTCGCGCAGGCCCCGCAGAGCGACGCACCGGCCGCGCCCTATGAGCGCGCGGCCTTCGGCTCGGGCTGGACGGATCCCGACGGCGACTGCCTCGACACCCGGGCCGAGCTGCTGGCGGCTCTCTCCACCGTGCCGGTGCGGCTCGCGCCCTCGGGCTGCTCGGTGCGCCACGGCCGCTGGTTCGCGCCCTATACCGGGCAGGTGATCACCGACGCCGGGGATCTCGACATCGATCATATCGTGCCGCTGCGCTATGCGTGGGGCCACGGCGCCGCCAGCTGGTCGGCCCAGAAGCGCGCCCGCTTCGCCCGCGATCCGGTCAACCTGCTGCCCGTCAGCGCCTCGGCGAACCGCTCGAAAGGCGCGCGCGGGCCGCTCGACTGGTTGCCGCCGGATCCGGGCTTCCGCTGTCAGTATGTGCTGCGGTTCCGGCGGATCGCCGCAAGCTACGGGCTTGTGCAGTCCGCTGCCGAGGAGCGGGAGCTGGTGGCGCTGACCGGGCGGCTGTGTGGGGCGTAGGGCGGTGAGCGGACTTTCTCTGCAGGCGAAAAGCGGTTCAGCATCACCGGCGGGAGCAGACATTCAAAGTGCTCAGGACCTCATCTCGGCTAAGTTCAAAAAATCGGGCGAATTGTGGACATTCGCTGCATGTCTTTATGATTGAGGTGCAGCAACCGGAACCGGGCTTACAACATTTGAACTCATGCGCTACCGTACGGCCCGAAGGCAAGGGCGAGACTTACTTGGAGAGGTTGTTTGATCAATTTTAGAAAAGGGAGCAAAGACGAGTTCGCGAAGCTCCCCCCTGAAGCAGGCTTTGACGAGCGCGCTGAAGTTATTCGGCGGCATCTGGCAGAGGTATTTGGCTCCAAAAACCTGTCTTTCCTCATTGGCTCAGGTTGCTCGTCTTACACACACGAAAACAATGAGCTTGGCATTCCGACCATGGGGCCGCTCGCGGCAGAGTTTCAAACGATACTCAAAACTATGCCTGGCCTCCCGGGATTTAATTCATTTGTGACTGTTGAGCAACGGGCTGCGCTCAACGACACGCTCGGTATCGAGCTTACAAACGGAGATTTCGGCAAGAACCTCGAGCGGATGATGGAAGCGCTGATGACGGCGCAGCAATTTTGCAAGACGAGCACTAATACGGATTTCCAGGAAGCGCTCAAAACCGTCGAGGCTGTTATTTCGGGCGTTAAGGGTTTCATCCTTCAGAAATGCAGCGAAGGAATGTTTGCAAAAGGCGACGAAACAGTCGTGACACTCTATCGGCGCTTTTATCAGTCGTTGGCTACACGATCCCGTGGGCTTGCGCCACCTTGGGTCTTCACCACCAACTACGACCTCTTCAACGAAAAGGCGATGGACCGATCAGGCATTCCCTACTCAAATGGTTTCTCGGGCACGGTCGAACGCCGCTTCAACCCAGCCACGTATCGCCGTGCTTTGGCTGAGCAGCTCGATATTTCCTCTAAGAGGTGGGCGGCAGTGGACGGATATGTGTATTTCTGCAAGCTTCACGGATCCGTAAATTGGACGGAGGAAGAGACAGGCCTTTTCCCAATCCGGGAGTCTGCTGGAAGGCTCGATCCCACCGAAGATCGCGTCATGATCTATCCGACACCATCTAAGCAGACAGCGAGCTTTGGCTCGCCCTACTCGGACATGTTCCGCGAATTCCAACGTCAGATCGTTCAAGATCAGAGTGTCCTCTTCGTCATGGGCTTCAGTTTTGGGGATGAGCACATCAACAACATTATCTTTCAAGGGCTGACCCTCCCGGGCTTCCGCTTGATCGCCTTCCTCAACCCAGAAGACACCAACAATCCTGTAACTAAAGAGCTCGCGGCATTAGGAGACCCAAGGATTTGGTTCATCTGGGGCAGCGACGAGGAGACGGGAAAGAAGGCGCACTACTTCGACAGTATCGTGCAGGACTTGATGCCAACGAGCGCTGACCAGAAAGAAGAGCAGGCCATCGAAAAGGTCTTCAAGAAGCTGCTTTCGAAACAGCAGGATGGCAACAATGGCGAGAGATGATGCAAGCCGCGCCATAGGCAAGATCGTTAGCGTTTCAGCGGATCGTCTGGTTGTCGAGCTGCATAGGGGCAGCGACAACTTCACAGTCGTTGGCTTTGATGATGTCCACTATGTCGCGACCCTCGGGTCATATCTCATGGTGCCGACCCAATCCGAGTATGTCGTCTTGGAGGTTATCGGTCTCAGGGAAAAGGATTTTTCGCCAGCCTATGGCAACGGCCCAGAAATGGACAAAGCCACAGCGGCAAAGTTCTTAGACGTGGTTCCGGTCGGCTCCATGCCTGTCCAGGGCGGCTCCTTCAAATTCGGTGTCTCGACGTTTCCCCCGCTTTATGCAGACGCCCTTTATGCGCGCGATGAAGACTTGGACCGCATCTTCAACGTGGAGCAACCGGCAGATCGGCAGACAAAGATCGACGCTGAGGGCGCTGAAAAGGAGGGAGCGGTCCCCCATACTATCGAGATAGGCACCTCGGCCGTGTTCAAAGACTACCCTGTTAAAGCGCAGATTGATGCCCTGTTTGGGGGACACGTCGCCGTCCTTGGCAATACTGGAAGCGGAAAATCTTGCACTGTTGCCTCGATTTTCCAGTCTGTCTTCATGAAGCCAGACGCCTTCGGCGCGCTTGGCGCGTCTTTCGTGATCTTCGATGTCAACGGCGAGTATCGACAAGCGCTCGACAACCTAACGCTGTCTATCAATTCAAGCTTTCTCAAAGCCACCGACCCAGGTGAAGAGATCGGGGTTTCCAGGAGGAGTCTCTTAGGGAACGAAGAAGTAAGCCGCTTCCGACTGCCGCATTGGTTCATGACGGTCGATGAATGGGCGCTTCTGTTGCGCGCCAGCGAGCGGTCGCAGCAGCCCGCTCTTCGCACAGCTCTCGGTCTAACTACACTTTTCGCTGAGCAGGAAAGTGGTATCGTCGAGGACGCCGCTGGCATTTCTGAAATAAGAAATCACGTGCTCGCCAAGACTTTGCTGGCAATTCTTCAGACCGATGCCAGCAGTCCAAGTAAATCAGATCGCCTCGTCGCGATTCTTGCATCCTTCAGAACGGATGAGATCAGCATTCCGCAGATCAGGCATCAACTAGGAGTTAATTACGGCTCCTTAGCCGATGCCATCGGCTTGTCTGAATTCCTTTCTGAGTTTGTTCAAGACGAGCCTGTGTTGCCTACATATGCAAATAAGCCGTTTTCCTTCGAGCGGTTACAGGCGGCGCTCGACCTCGCGCTTCACTATGAAGAGGCAAACGGAAACAGGCAGATTAGAGACTACTGCTCCCAGATGGTGACACGCTTGAAGTCGATTTCTGACAACCCAGAATTCGAATTCCTAAGGGCCTCTGTCGAGGAATTAGAAGAACACGATAGGGAGCCAACCCATTTCGTGGATCGACTCTTGGGCATTGCCAGAGACGGAGGGCGCTACCGGAAAGAGCGGCAGCTTTGCATCATCGACCTGAACGATGCTTCTGACGAGATCATCGAACTCGCCTCTGCCGTTGTTGCACGGCTGATCTTCGACCGAATGCGCCGCGCAACACCCAGAAACAAGATGCCTGTCCATCTGATCCTCGAAGAGGCGCACCGCTACATCTCAGAGCGCCCAAGCCGCTTCGCCATTGATGCTGGCATCACCTTCCAGCGGATCGCCAAGGAAGGTCGAAAATACGGGGCTTTCTTGATCGTCGCCTCGCAGCGACCAAGCGAGCTCTCGAAGACAGTTTTATCGCAATGCAACAACTTCATCGTTCATCGCATCCAAAACCCTGACGATCTTTCGCAGATCAAACAGATGACGCCCTTCATCTCGGAAACAGTTCTGAAGCGGTTACCATCTCTGCCCAAACAGCATGCACTGATCTTCGGAAGCGCAGTGAAAATCCCAACCACCTTCCGTGTCAGAGATGCGGATCCCACGCCGAACAGCGATGACACACAGGTTCGCGACCTTTGGTATGTCCCCCAGAATCCGAGTTTGCATTGGAAAGTTTAGCTTCTTCGACGTCCATACCTGAAAATATGTAGCACGAGAGTTCACTGAATGCTTCACCATGGATAAAGGTCCGGTTTGACGGGCTGCGTCGCAGCATCAGATGACGAAGGCGGACGGCAAGTTCGGGCCGGCAGCGACAGGGCACCTGACCAGAGCCTTTGGCCTGGCCCGCCGCACGTCTGCTCGGAGCCCTTTCCTGCCAATAAACGTCGGCGTATAGGCGCAAACATCAACAAGGGATAAGTCATGAAAATCTGGGGACGTGACAATTCAACCAACGTTCGCAAAGTGCTGTGGTGCGCGGAAGAGCTGGGTTTGCAATACGAGCATGTCCCCGCAGGTGGCGCTTTCGGCCTTGTGTCCACACCGGAGTTTCGTGCGCTCAACCCAAATGGACTTGTTCCCTGTCTCCAGGAGGGATCGCTGGTACTCTGGGAATCCAATGCCATCGTCCGATACCTCGCCCGGCAGTATGGTGACGGTGAGTTTGCCCCGGCGGATGCACGAACCTGGGCTGTTGCCGACAAGTGGATGGACTGGGCGTCCCTTTCATTCGCTGTCCCCTTCCGCGATCTGTTTTGGAATCTGGTTCGTTGCACGCAGGAGGCGCGCGATGAAACAGCGATGCTGCGAGGACAGAAACAGTGTGCCGATTTGATGAGAGTCGCGGACGAGGCTCTCGCCGAGAGACCATGGTTGTCTGGGGAAATCCTGGGGATCGGAGATATCCCGCTGGGCTGTATTGCCTATGCTTGGTTCAATATGCCCATCGAGCGCCCCGGCCTGCCTGCGCTTGAGTCGTGGTACGACCGCCTGTCGCAGCGCGAAGCCTATCGCAAGGCAGTTATGACAGAATTGACCTGATTTGCAGGGAGCGGCAGCTTTGTCCGCCTACCTGACGTTCGTTGCCCGCCAATGCTGCGCATAACCGCGGAGGTCCGCTTCGGGGAAGCTGCGCCGCGGCAGCCGACGGTGTCGCAAAGGTCCGCTCCGGGCCGGAAGCGACGAGTACGGTGGCGGCGGGGAGCGGACGTTCGAGGCCTTCGCCCATTATCGCGCGGGCTTCCCCGAAGCGGACCTTCGGGACGCTGTCGCCTGCAGGTGGCGGGAAGTGTGCTGAAGAGCAGTCCCGGCTTATGATCGCGAAGAAGTCCTAGGTCTTTAGAGCCCCTGGCCGTGGCCACCGAATCCGAAGGCTGGCATCGCCTTCGGCCGGACGCTTTGCGCGCGGTCAAATGGCGTGCAAGGCGGTGATTGAGAAAAAAGCGCATCTGCGGAATACTCTTTCGTATTGATTTGCGATTTTGGCACGATCCGGGGGATCTCATGAAGCTTTGCATCGAAGCCCGCGACGGGCAGCCGACCTTCGCCGCATCTGGTGCGAACGCTCGCTTTCTGGGGGGCTTGTTTTGTTCACGCTTCAACGCAAGCCAGACCAAAACAGACTATCAGATCACCGTGATGATGGCACTGCATCCGCGTATTTGGCTAAAAAACGGAGTCATGCTCGCCCGCACTGCACAACGGTTGCCCGCGCAGCTATGGTTTGCGCTGAAGAGGAGGCAGCAATGACAATTCGCGCTGGCAAATATTTCCATGCGGCGAACATTTTAGTCGCTGCAGTAGGGGCAGCCACGGGCACAGGCACCATCGCCGTGGCAGGTTCCACGATGTCTGGGGTCGGTTCATTGCTCGAGCTTGCCAAGAACTGGCCGAACAGCACTGACAGTATTGTCCGCAGTGTGGAACAGGAACTTGTAGAGGCACTTAAGGACACCCACCTGTCCGAAACACAGCGTCGGCTGGTTCCTCAAATGATCGAGGGGGCGGCGATATCGGCAGAAACAATCATGGCCTGCGCCCGCGACGCCGATACGATAACGGAACAGTTGCTGAAGGGTTGCCCGGCCGATCCCAGTCATCGGAACGCCACTGCGCAGGACGGTTTTCGTCGGGTGGTCGCACCGATAGTGCGTCGATTGCTTCTCGATCCATCAATCTGCGATACCCTGCGCCCGGCGCATGAGATGGCAACGGCGCAAATTCTGGCCTGCCTGCAGGCTAAACAGAAGCTTCAGACCTCAATGCTTGAGGAGCAGACGCAAGGCATTAGCCAGATAAGGGACATGCTGTTTTCTCTGCTGACCGACCGGGACACCACCGCAGATGTCTTGGTCGCCTTGCGTGCCATGGGAAACAGCCTTCCCTCCCTGCCCGAGATCAGCGCAAATATCGAGGCGGCATTGAAAACGGGCGATACCCTCACCGCCCGTGCGAGCTTGGATCAGGCGCTCGCCTATGCGGAAGGGCACCGCCACAAAGCGGCCACGGCAAAGGCGGAGGCTGAGCGCCAGCACAAGGATGCCGCTGATGCCGAAGCGCGGCTGATTCTGCTCGACGCGGAGTTAATTTGGAAGGCGAAGAACCGGTTGGGGGCACTGCGGCGTTTAAAGGAAGCGCATGGCGCCGCCGCCACCCCGGCCCTCCGCGACGAAATAGACGTGCTGCAAGTGCGTCGGTTCAACCTAACTATTCATCTTCAACAGAATTTCATGCAAGCCCTTGCTATTGCTCGCACCACCGGGATGCCGGAGTATGATGTAGTCACCTTCTCGACTCTCATCGCCAAGGCCCCGGATTTCGCCCAGGCCGAGGCCGTGCGGGCCGAGATGGTGGCGGCGGGTGTGAAACCGAACGAGGTCACCTTCAACACTCTCATCGCCAAGGCCCCGGATTTCGCCCAGGCCGAGGCCGTGCGGGCCGAGATGGTGGCGGCGGGTGTGAAACCGGACGAGGTCACCTTCAACACTCTCATCGCCAAGGCCCCGGATTTCGCCCAGGCCGAGGCCGTGCGGGCCGAAATGGTGGCGGCGGGTGTGAAACCGGACGAGGTCACCTTCAACACTCTCATCGCCAAGGCCCCGGATTTCGCCCAAGCCGAGGCCGTGCGGGCCGAGATGGTGGCGGCGGGTGTGAAACCGGACGAGGTCACCTTCAACACTCTCATCGCCAAGGCCCCGGATTTCGCCCAGGCCGAGGCCGTGCGGGCCGAGATGGTGGCGGCGGGTGTGAAACCGGACGAGTTCACCTTCTCGACTCTCATCGCCAAGGCCCCGGATTTCGCCCAGGCCGAGGCCGTGCGGGCCGAGATGGTGGCGGCGGGTGTGAAACCGAACGAGTTCACCTTCTCGACTCTCATCGCCAAGGCCCCGGATTTCGCCCAGGCCGAGGCCGTGCGGGCCGAGATGGTGGCGGCGGGTGTGAAACCGAACGAGGTCACCTTCAACACTCTCATCGCCAAGGCCCCGGATTTCGCCCAGGCCGAGGCCGTGCGGGCCGAGATGGTGGCGGCGGGTGTGAAACCGAACGAGGTCACCTTCAACACTCTCATCGCCAAGGCCCCGGATTTCGCCCAGGCCGAGGCCGTGCGGGCCGAGATGGTGGCGGCGGGTGTGAAACCGGACGAGTTCACCTTCTCGACTCTCATCGCCAAGGCCCCGGATTTTGCCCAGGCCGAGGCCGTGCGGGCCAAGATGGTGGCGGCGGGTGTGAAACCGGACGAGGTCACCTTCTCGACTCTCATCGCCAAGGCCCCGGATTTCGCCCAGGCCGAGGCCGTGCGGGCCGAGATGGTGGCGGCGGGTGTGAAACCGAACGAGGTCACCTTCTCGACTCTCATCGCCAAGGCCCCGGATTTCGCCCTGGCCGAGGCCGTGCGGGCCGAGATGGTGGCGGCGGGTGTGAAACCGAACGAGGTCACCTTCAACACTCTCATCGCCAAGGCCCCGAGCCATTTGGCTGCGATGAGGCTATGGCGCGACATGCTGCGCAAAGGTGTGAAACCGAACAAGCAAATCGTCACGTCGTTGATGAAGTCAGCGGCCTCGATTACTGACGCGAAGAAAATTGCGGGAGATTTCAGGCGGATGGGAGGGCAGATGGACGTACAGATGTTTGGTTGCCTTATGGTGAAGACGAGAGACTTCCGCTACCTCAAGCCGATCTTGGATGGATTGTGCAAGAATGGGCCGCAGCCGGACCTTCTGATCTGGCAGCACGTGATCTTGAACGCCCCTGACAGGGCGACGCGGTTGCGCCTTCTGAATGATATGCGCAAGGCCGGTTGGGAACCGGACGAACGGATGTGGCAGCAGTTGGCTCGTCGTAATGTCTTTGCAACAGATCTGAATTGAAACGTTTCTAATCAGCTGCATTGCGCCGGAGGGATGAAGCCGCTCCGCTGAAGGGCTTCTGACGCTGCGCGCGGCACGAATGTCTGGGGAGGGCTGGTCTACGACATCTGTCGGATTTCCGCGCGACCCCACGCCGCATGGTTACGTCGGATGCCCGGCTTCGCAGGCGCAGCGAATGGTAGCTCTGACGGGCCGCGCCGCGGCATACCGATGTCAAGGCAAGGGCGGCTGAGGGCCGTTTGCGTCGCTGGTTGAGAGCTTTTCCATTGATCAAGCGGATGTCCGCTTCCGCGATTCGTCAAGCATCGACGCCATGGGGCGTCGAACGGCCGCTATCGGCAGCGAGCGCCCGAGCGGGCGGCCCGAGGCGCCCCGGCGCCCTGCTGCGCCGCCGCAGGTCCGCTCCGAGCCCTTTCTCGACCTTCGGGGCTGGGTAAACTATCAGGAAGCAAACGTTGTTTGTAATCAAAAAGGAAAGTTCGCATGACCGCGTCGACCACCGCCCCTGCCGGGGCCGCTCTTAATCCGCTCGGCCTGCAAAACCGCCCCCTCGCTTGGAAGATCGGCGCTGTTATCCTTGGCACGGTATTGCTAGCTGCCTCGTCCTATATCGAGGTTCCCATGTTCCCCGTCCCGGTAACCTTGCAGACCTTCGCGGTCGCGCTGGTCGGCGCGCTCTATGGCTGGCGGCTCGGCGGCATTACGATTTCGGCGTGGTTGATCGAAGGCGCGTCGGGTTTGCCGGTCCTGGCCGGTGGGGCTGCAGGGGCGCATCACTTCGTCGGACCGACAGCGGGCTACCTCTTCGCCTTCCCCGTGGCGGGCATGATCATGGGTTGGCTCGCCGAACGCGGTTGGACTGGGCAGCGCGTCGGCCTGGCCTTCGTTGCCATGCTGACCGCCAATCTCGTCTGTCTCACCGTGGGTGCGGCTTGGCTGACGACCCTTGTGGGTGCCGAACAGGCCATCGTGGCCGGTGTGATGCCGTTCCTACTCGGCGCGGTGCTGAAATCCGCGCTCGGGGCAATGGTGCTCAAGCTGATCTGCGGCCGGATGACCCGCAAGGGCGGATGACCGTTCGGCTGCGCCCCCATCATCTCCTTTGCATCCTCACGCACGTAGGCGAGGGATATTCCCCTGCCTTCACGGCGAACCTTGCGGTGATCATCGGCCGGATCGGTGCGGGAGAAGATGTGGTGATCGTCGATGGCCCTGACGAGATCTGCGCCCCGCTGCTCGACGGGTCGGAACCGCATTGCCATCGAAAGAGTGTGGTCGCCCGGGACCGGGCGGCCGCTGACGACATTGGGGAGCTTCTAGCGCTCCCGTTGGAACCGGGGACGCGGCTGAGCCTGGACGAAGCAGTCATCCAACGCTTTCGCCGGGAATTCGCGGCCGGTCGCATAAGATCAGCCTGCGGCGGATGCGATTGGAACCCCCTCTGCAGCTCGGTTGCCGAAGGGGGATATCCTGGAGCTTTCCTCTGATAGAGGGCCTGTACGCCGCGATTGACGAACAGCTTTTCGTTGCATTGCCAGCGACTACGCAAAAGCTGCGGCAATGGCAGTTTGGTCCCGCTCTCCGGACCTTGGCGGCTCCAAGGCATGCTGCAACCGCGATGAACGGCCGCTTCCATGATCCGCGGGCGGCGCGGGGTTGAGGTGTCGAACGGCCGCTATCGGCAGCGAGCGCCCGAGCGAGCGGCCCGAGGGGCTCCAGCTCCATGCTGCGCCGCCGCAGGTCCGCTCCGAGCCCAAAGGGGGCGAGGCGAGGCGAGGCCCGTCACGCTCCAGTCTCGCAACATAGATCGGCCAGTGAAATGACGCGCCGAGGGAACCGGCGCGTCATGCAGGGTGATCAGATCGTCTGGCCGCCCGAGACCTCGATGCGCTGTGCGGTGACCCAGCGGTTATCTTCGCGCAGAAGGTTGGCGATCATCGGACCGATGTCGTCCGGCAGCCCGACGCGGCCGAGCGCCGTCATCCCCGCGAACTGAGCGTTCATCTCGGGGTTGTCGCGGACCAGTCCGCCGCCGAAATCGGTTTCGATGGCGCCTGGCGCGACCGTGTTCACCGCGATGCCACGCGCTCCGAATTCCCGCGCCATGTAAACCGTGAGCATCTCGACCGCCGCCTTTGCCGCCGAATAGGCCGCGAAGCCGGGGAAGGAGATCCGTGTCAGGCCGGACGAAAAATTCACGATCCGCCCGCCGTCGGCCAGGAGCGGCAGAAGGGCTTGAGCGAGGAAGAAGACGCCCTTCACATGGACTGCGAACAGGCCATCGAACTGCGCTTCGGTGGTCTCCTCGATCAGGGCGAATTCGCCATGCCCGGCATTGTTGACGAGATGATCGAAGCCGTCGCGACCCCAGATTTTGCGCAACTCCGAGCGCAGGCTCTCGACGAAGGCTGGAAAACTTGCGGTGTCGGCAACGTCGAGGGGCAGCGCCACGGCCTGGCGCCCCATCTCGCGGATGAGGGTCACGACCTCCTGTGCTTGCCCGGCATTCGAGCGATAGGTGGCGATGACGTCGCCGCCGCTTTTGGCGATGGCGAGAGCGGTGTTGCGACCGAGGCCGCGATTGGCGCCGGTGACGAGAGCGATCTTGCTCATGGGAGTGTCCTTTCAGGGTGTCATGGTGTCACTCTGAAATAAAAGAGCGCCGGCGCTTGTAGTTGCCTGAATCTCGCCATGACTTGCCTGTTTCCATTCACCCCTTCCCCGACAGGCCGATTCCGGCCATAATATATCGCATGACCATTGCCCAAAGCAGTTTCCCCCTTGCTCAGTTGCTCGTCCATTGCCGCCGGTTCGCCGACGCCAATGCCGGGCCAGACGGTTCGGCGCCGACCCCGGCCCGGGGCCTCACCTTAGTGCGTGCCCTGCACCCGGGAGAGCTGATGGTTGCCGTCCAGAAGCCCGTGATCGCTATGCTGCTGCAGGGACGGAAGCGCGTGACCACGCTGGGCGCGAGCTTCGAATACGCGCCGGGGCAGGCGATGGTCGTCGCGGCGGACATCCCGACAGTCAGCCGGATTACCCACGCCAGTATCGCGGCACCCTACTATGCGCTCGTCCTCGAACTCGATCCCGTGATCCTGCGTGCGTTGCGTCCGGCTGTCTCCTTGCGATCGGGTGAAGCGCCGCCAGTGAGGGTGGAGCCGATTGACACAGAGGTCATCGATGCCGCCCTTCGCCTTGCGCGTCTGCTGGATCGGCCCGAGGCACTGCCAGTGCTTGCCGACGGCCTGCTGCGCGAGCTGCACTACTGGCTTCTCATGGGGATTCACGGCCCGGCCATCGCTGCGCTCGGGGTGCCGGACAGCCACGCGGGACGGATCGCGCGCGCGGTCGATATCCTGCGGCGGGAGTACGCCCGTCCGATCAGGGTCGAGGAACTCGCGGAGGCCGCCGCAATGAGTGAGCCCGCGTTCCACAAGCACTTCCGCGCCATCACGACCCTGTCGCCGCTCCAATTCCAGAAACAGCTTCGCCTGATTGAAGCGAGGCGGCTCATGCTGTCAGAGGGCGCGAAGATCGCACAGGCCGCCCACACGGTCGGTTACGCCAGCGTGACGCAGTTCACTCGGGAATACGGCCGTCTTTTCGATGCACCTCCTGGGAGGGACATACGCATCGCGAATACCGTCGCCTGAGTGCTCGGCATGCACTTCTGCGGATAGACCAGCGTCAGCTTCGTCCCGCTCTCCGGACCTTGGCGGCCTGAGTGCATACTTGTCCATCGTTCCGCCCAATCATCGCGCCGAACCTCTTCCTACGTCTACTTTGGAAAGCTCCGGTGCGGTTTCGGTGCGGTTTGCGTCAAATGACACGGCGCGAAATGGATACAAATAAAGAACATTTGAGGAATTTAACACGAATATTCGCGCTCCCCCTGCCCTCCGAAGGCAGAGGCCAAAGGTTCGAATCCTTTCGGGTGCACCAAATAAATCAGATACTTACAGAAGTTTCGCGGCGCTGTCCGTTTCGAGAAGTCCCGCTCCAGTCCCAGACAGGGGGTTTCGGGCCTCATTTCCTGCGGTCCATCGCCTCGACGGCACTCCTCTGGTGGTCGGGGCTGTGATGCCAGTAGACGCGCTCGATGGTTTCCAGAGATGTCGAAAAGTATGAGGCAACGTCAGGAAGAAACGCGCCGCGCTGCACCGCCCAGGTGATCGCCGTGTGCTTCAGGACATGCGGCGTGATGTATTTCCGGCCACCCTTTCCGTCGGGCATGGTGAGATCGATCTCGATCCCCTGCCCGGCCGCCAGTTCCTCGGCCAGCCGAACCGCCCGCGCCCAGCCCTTCCGGATGTCGCCAACCCTGTATCCGTCGCAGTCCTGGACCACGAATCGTCGCCCGTTCGCGGCCTGGCGCCGGAGATGCGCGAGATAGCGCGGCGGCAGCCGGGCGGGACGCTGCCGCTTCTTCGTCTCGGCCTTGCCCATCGGCTTGCGGTAGAGGATGCCGCGGACGGTGTCGACATGGCCGCCGGAAACGCTGGGCGTGTCGATATGCATGCCGAGGATCGTGTCCTTCCGGCTGCCCGTATAGAGGCCGTGCAGGATGAAATCGGCAAGATGGCGTCCATCTCTGCGGAGATTGCGTGCGGCGCGGATCAGCCAGGCGGCCTCCTGGCGGGTCAGGAACCTCTCGACCGGATCAGGCCGGGGCGGCAACGTGACCTTGGGCGCGGTGATCAGATAGCCTTCGCCATGGCAGTGATTGATGGCCGCCTGCAGGACGTTCAGCTCGCGGCGGATCGTGCCGGGACTGACGGGAGCGGTGCGTCCATCGCGGAACCTGCGCTGGCGGGTTGCCGCATAGCGGCGGCACATCGCGCCGGTGACCGAAGACACGGGCAGATCGCGCCAGAATTCATCCAGCGCCTCGATGGCGTAGCCGATACGTTCGGGCGCGGCGACGAAGGCCGCGTGCTCTTCGGCGTAGATGGAGAGACAGAGGGAAATGCTCAGTTCGTCCGGGTTTACGGGACCGGTCGGACGGCTCTTGCGCTCGATATAGGCCGCGAGCTGAGCTTCAGCCTCTTCGCGACATCTCGTACCGGTCGAGAGACGGATCCCTCCGGCATCGCGGATCTCCCAATAAGGTTTCTGTCCTGACTTCTCTCTCCAATACAGGCGGGCACCTTCGGGACGACGCGGCATAGTTCGATCAATTCCTCCAGATCGTCGGGGTGCAGTCTGACCGCCCGCCCCATGCGGATGGTCTTTCCATGGGTGTCGGCCGCCCGCCGCAGGCTCTCTTTCGGAACCCCGAGTGCGCGCGCCGCTTCCGGGATCGACAGCAGGCGCTCAACCATCGGTCGCGCCTCTGGCCATCAACTTCCCCGTTCCCCCGCAGGCCGTACAGTCGGTCTCCGTGTAGCCGTTGTCCCAATACGGGTGCCAATAGTCGCGAATGAACCCGCTGCCCCGGCAGGTGGGGCAGTTCTGCGGGGCTGCCGGGGCGGCGTCGGCGCCTTCCAGTCTGGCAACACGGGTGCGGAGCTCCTCGAGCGCGGCGGTCAGCCCCGCCAGCTCGTCGCAATTGTGCCGGGCAAGGCTCTCGATCTCCTCGATCCGGTCGGGTGCAGTCTCGGCCATCATGCGGCCTCCTTTCTTGCGTTTTCGCCCCATTGGTCCGCCGCAGCAGCGGCGAGGCCTTCGAAGGTGCGGGATCTGATCTTCCAGCGGTCGGGTCCGGGCGGGGCCCGGTGGACCGCGCTCCAGCGCTTGTGCGCCTCGGTGCCGGGCGCGGGCGGGGTCAGGCGGTTGGTGGCGCTCAGCGGCGCGAGGCCGCGCAGGTAAAGCCCCGTGGCCTTGAAGACCGGCTCGCCGAACCACCAGGGCTGCACGATCTGCGGCTTCGGCAGATCGGCCGGTAGCCGCGCGCGCCCGTGCCGGTGCATCACCGGGTTCTCGACCGCCACACGCGGGATCGGGGCACGCCAACAGGCCGAAAACAGCGCGGCGCCCTCGTCGAGCAGCCGCAACATGATGGCGCGGCGGGTGTCCTCGGACAGATCCGGCCAGGCGGTGCGTTCGTCCGGGCGTGCCTCGGCCGGGGCGTTGGTCGGCGGCACATGCAGCCAGCGGACGCCCGAATTGCAGAGCCGCGTGCAGGGCGGATGCATGACGGCGAGCAGATCCCAGCCGAAGTGAAGCACGTCGCGGATATCGCAGATCATGTGGCGGTTGGTGGCATCCTCGGCCGGAAGCAGGTCGCAGGACCAGACATCGTGCCCGCGCGCGGCGAAGGCCCGGCGCATCACGCCCGAGGTCTCGCAGCCGATCAGGATCCGGAGGGGATGCGACATTCGCCTCAAGCCCAGGTGAAGCGCGCTCGCCGCGCGGGCTTGGGCTTGGTCTCGCGCGGGCGGGGGTGGATCGAGACGTACCGAACCTCGCTCATGTTGATCGCCCCCATCGGGAGGAAGACCCAGCCCACGGGCCCGGTTTCGCATTCGCGCTTGTTCAGCTCTTCCAGAGCGCCAAAGACGGTCGACTTCGCGGCAATCCATTCGACGGTATCGCCGCCCTTGATCGAGAATTTCAGGATCCATTCCGGTTCGGCGTCACGGGCTATGTCCCGGGCGATGGTTTCATCAGCCATGGCGATATCCTTGTGAACTCAGTCGAAGGGACAAAGGCGGGTGGCCGCCTCCATCCAGTTTTGGGCGGCCTCAGCCTCGTCGCGGCCGGTGGCGGTCAGCCCGAAGAGCTGGATCTCGTAGAACGCCACCCGGCCCGGGAGCGCCGGGATCTCGATCCCGTGGCGACGGAGCGCGCCGCGGATCGCGGCGAGGCGGACCTCGGGCGATGCGCCACGCCATTCGACAACGAACTCGGCCAGTGCGTCGGGCGGCGGGGCGATGGCGTCCATGATGCTCATGCGGCACCGCCTGCCCGGGCTTGCGCGGCCAGGGCGCCGAGGGTGACGGCCCGGCCCTGCAGCCGCTCGGCGCGGGCGAAAGCGGCGCGGGCGAGCAGCGGCTTGCCGTCCCGCGCGTTCGATTTGGCGGCAACGCGGGCAGTGTTGGCCTCGATACGGGCGGCGGCGGCCTCGGCCGCGAGCCGGTCGGCGATCTGCGGGGCGATGGTGAGGATCGCGGCCATCAGAGGCTGGCCTTCGCGATCCGGGCCAGCATGAGCCCGCCCCCGGCCGAGCCGATGAAAGCAAGGCCGATGAACAGGCCGAGCAGCGCATCGCGCCAGGTGCCGAAGCCGTAAGTTGCAGGAAGCTCGGGGATTTTGGGGATGCGGGGCATGGTGTCCTCCGGGTCTGGGCATGGGATGCCCGCCCGCGCGGGGCGGGGCACCGATGCTCAGGTGTCGGAGCTTTCGCCGCCCTCGCCTTCGCCCTCGCCGGACGCGGCGGGGTCGCGGTCATTGCCGGTGGGGGCGGTGTAATAGACGCAGCCCGGCGCGTTGCTGCGCTGGAAGGCATTGGTGCCCTGGATCGGGGCGAAGCAATCCGGGGCGGAGGCAGGCGACACGGCGGTCGCCTGGTCTTCCGTGGTGTCGGTCGCGGCAAGCACGGGCGCGGCCAGCAGGGCCAGTACGGCGGTGGTCAGGATGGTCTTCATAGGTCTCCCCTTTTGCGGTTGCAGTAAGAGCAACGTGCATCCGCCAAAGAGGATAGTCAACACACCATGTCCGCGTTAGAGGATATTACGCGGTGAGAGCACCGTCCGAATCTGTCATTCGGTGACGAACGTGGTGAACGCGCGATCCCTATCGGAGACAGAATATGCTTGTTGATGAGTACCTGAGGCGCCTGAGAGGCCTGACCAAGGCGAAAAAGCTCGAAATCCTGGCGGAGATCAGGAGGATGATTTTGCGCGAATGATCTGATAGATGCCCTGTCTTATTTCAGGGTACTCACGAAGCGCGCGGAGGATTTCGAAATCCTCATCAGACACATCAAGGCCATACAGTATATAGATAAGACTGACAGGGATCGCGTCGCAAACCGCCGCCAGGTTGTCCATGGTCGGCTCCTTGCCATCCGATAGGATCGAATGGACGTAACCCGGGCCGTTCCCCGAGGCCAAGGAAACGGCCCGCATCGACTTTCCGGCGTCTTGAATGGCGACGCGAAGCCTCTCGCGCCAACTAGTGTCCAACATTCGACAAATATCCGCTGGAGAGGAGCACAACGCACGTCCTTTATCGCGGATGCTTGACACATCCTCTTTAGCGGATATTGTGGCGGCATGATTAAGCACTCTGCACTCCTGTCCGACATCGACTCATTCCTCGAAAATACAGGTATGGGCGCGAGTTATTTCGGAAAGCGGGCTGTCGGGAACTCCGAGCTTGTTTCTCGGCTCAGGTGCGGGGGGCGTGTCTGGCCGGAAACGGAACGGAAGATCAGATCTTTCATGGCCGACAGCGGTGCAATCCACCCCGCCTCCCCTCAGTCAAAAAGCGGTGGTCTAGCTCCTGATACGGAGGATTCGGCCTGATGCCCTCCACACCCTCTCCCGTCCTCTTTTCAGCAATGACCGACCCATGCGGTCATATTGGAGGAAGTCATATGCAAAAGTCCTTCCAGAAGTTCCGCGACCCGCAGGAGCGGGAGCGGAAATGGTTCGCCTCGCTGCTTTGGCGGTCATTCCCCGAGGCGACGAGCGAGGCCCAGCTGGCCGACCTTGTGGCCGAGGCGCTGAACACGGCGCAGCGGCCTGTGAACCCGCGCACGGTGCGGAACTGGCTGCGTTCCGAGAACGCGCCGGGGCTGCATTACGTCGTGGCGGTGCTGGCGCTTGCGGGCGCCGAGACAGTCTTCGAACTCTTCGACCCGGAGCAAACGGCATGACACTGGCAATTCGGATCTACTGGCGTATCGCCGGACGCTTCAACCAGGTGCGCGCGGGCAGAGCCCGCGCCGCCGCCCGCGTCTTCGAGGCGCGGGCCGAAAAGTTTTTGGCACGGTTCAAGGGGGGCTCGCGATGACGGCGCGGCAGGGGTCTTTCGGCGAGCGCACCCAACCGCCCCCTGCGCGCGTCGCCCTCAAGACCCCCGACGCCACACCTTCACCGGAACAGGAGGTTTTCCATGTTCACCGCCATGCTTGTGGCCCAGGTCGTGCTGAACATCGCCCTTGCAGCTGGGGTCATTCTTCTTCTGCGTTGCGTGCGATCTCTTCGGAAAGAGCTGCCAAATCTGACGCAAGCTGCCGTAAAGCGCGCCGCGCGATTGTCGCGAGCGACACGGTAGCGAGCCCCCGCGTTTTCTTGACCTATACCGCCATTCGGGGCCGTCGTCCCGTCTCCGCCGCCCGGCCGGACGCCGGGCCCCTCCCTGACGACTGGCCGGGCAGCACGTCTTTTCCCCTCGGGCTGCCCGGCCCCTTTGGGGGGAATGCGGCATGAGCGTCGGGGCAGAAATGTTGAAAGATCCGGGCGCGGCAGAGCTGGCGGTCGACCCGCTGACGGTTCGGGCGGCGCAGCACATCGTCGAGTCGCGCAAGGCGTCGGTGTCGAACCTGCAAGCCGTGTTGCGCATCGGGTTCAGCCGGGCGGCGGGGTTGATGGAGGCGCTGGAGGCCGAGGGCATCGTCACGGCTGCCGATCATGTCGGTCGCCGCGAAGTGGCCGCCGATGTCCTGCCGCCCTCCCTGGCAGTGCTGGCAGACGGCCCGACCGTTTCGCTCACCGGCCCGAACGGGGCGACGACCGGGCCGATCCCGCTCGATACCTTCACCGCCCCGCCGCGGCCGCCGATGAAGGAAACCGCCGAGGACGAGGCGGTGCGCAACCGGACTTACCGGGTCGTAGCCGACGAGTTGCGCGGTTTCATCGAGCGCTTCGAGACCCTGGCCGAGGAAAAGGCCGCCATCGGCGATCAGCAGAAGGCCGTCATGGCCGAGGCCAAGGCCCGCGGCTACGACACCAAGGCGCTGCGTCGGCTCATCGCGCTGCGCAAGCGGCATGCCGATGACATCGCCGAGGAAGAGGCGGTGCTGCAGCTCTATCGCGAGGCCCTGGGGATGTGATGGCCACGCGGGTTCACACCGATCTGACGATCCGCGGCACGACCTATCCGGATGCGGCCAGCGCCGCCCGCGCGCTGGGGGTGACGCCCGAGGCGATCCGCTCGGCCGCGCGCAAGGGGCGGCTCGACCGGGTGGGCACGGGCCGCAAGGGGCTCGCGCCGATGCCGGTGCGGATCCGGGGCGAGGTCTTCACTGACGCCCATGCCGCCGCCGCCCGCTTCGGGGTGACGCCGCAGGCGGTCTGGCGGGCACTGGCCGATGGCGATCCCGACCGGATCGGCCGACCGCAGCGCCGCCCCGGCCGCGCCCCGAAACCCTTCGAGATCGGGGGCTTGCGCTTTGCCTCGCAGCGCAAGGCGAGCCGCGCGCTGGGGTTCTCGGACGATTATCTCTCCCATGCCCTGACCCGGGGCGGCCGCGCCGCCCGGGAACGCATTCTGGCCGCCGCGATGGCGCTGAGCGCCCGGCAGGCCCGCAAATCGTCACCGAACGGGCCTGCGCGCCCGGAACCGATGGAGGAGCTTCATCATGGATAGCACGGACCTGACGCGCCCGGACCGGGTGCCCGCGTGATGGCCGCGCCTCGCCACCTGGCCCCGGTCGAGACCGGCGGGCTGCCGGACTACCCGATCTCCAGCGAGGACCGGCTCGATTCCCATTTCTTCGTGCAGTGGAACCTCAAGCGCTGGCGCAAGAGCGAGTTCCGCCAGCTGGCCGAGCCCGAGGTCGGCTGGTACGGCTTCCTGCTGATCTGCGAGGCCCATGACGAGACCCCGGTGGGCACGCTGCCGACCGACGAGCGGCTGCTGGCCAAGGCGCTGGGGATCACGGTCGACCGCTGGCACCAGCTTTGCGAGCGCGAGATGACGCCGCTGCATGGCTGGTCGCGGGTGCGCTGCGACAATGGCGAGATCCGGCTGGCGCATCCGGTGGTGACCGAGGTCGCGGTCGAGGCGCTGGCCAGCAGCCGCCGCAACCGCGCCGAGGCCGAACAGCGCCGCCGCAACAAGCGGCTCAAGGATCTGCGCGAGATGATCGAAAAGCGGATCGGGGCCGGGCAGCTTCTGCGCGCGCCGCAATTCCTCGACCGCTTCGATGACTGGCTGGCCGAGCGCTATCCCGAGACCCAGCGCCGCGAGGGCTTCATCCGCCGGGCGCTCGACGAGTTCAGCGCGGAGATGGCCCGATGAACCGGCCAGGGTCGATCCGTGACATTCCGTTACCGTCACAGAATATTCCGGAACAATCACGGAAAATCACGGAACCGACCGGGAAAGTCACGGAACATTCCGTGTTTCCGCCGGGCCGTCCCCTTTTTTTGCGCCGTTTCCGTCACCGCTGAAAGGAGAGGAAACGAGAAGAGACGAGAAGAGACACCCCGGTCGCGCCGCCCCGGACGGGGGCGCGCGGCAGGCAGGCGGGGCGAGGCTGAGAAGAAGGGAGCCGAGATGGATGCGAGGGAACAGGCCGAGGGCGAGAAGCGGGTGCGGGATCTGCTGGTCGAGCCCCTGCTGCGGCGGGGGCTGGTGAAGCCCGGGGCGATGACCAAGGCGCAGTTCGAGGAGATGCTGGCGGATCTGGCCAAGCGGCTGGCCTATATGAGCGCGCCGAACCTGGCCGCGCTCGAGGAGATGGCGGCGGCCCAGCCCGGCGGCAAGGACCGCGACCGCTTCCCGATCGCCAATGCGATCCTGAAGGCGGCGGCGCAGATCCAGCCGCCCGCCGACGATGCCTCGCCGCTGATCCGGGCGGTCTTCGCCCATGCGGTGGGGCGGCAGGCGCTGGCCGAGGGCTGGGCGCCGGAACTCCTGGACGATCTGCGCCACAACCGCCGCTGGCCGCGCAGCTATGCGCTGGGGCAGATCCGCCAGGCGGCGGGCGAGGCGCTGCGCCGCCACGCGCATCTGGCGGGCGCCGGTCCCGGGCAGCTCTCCCCGGCCGAGGCCGCCTGGCTGCGGGACCGCGAGGCGCGCCTCGCCCACTGCCGCAGCATCGCCGATCTCGCGGGGGCCTCGGCATGACGGCCGCGCTCCGCTCCCCGGTGCGGCCTGCACCGCGCATCCGCCGGGCGATGCCGGTTCGCGAGGCTCTGGAATGGGCCTTCGGCACCGAATGCGCCCGGCTCGACCATGACGAGATCGAGGCGGTCGGCGGCACCGGCTGGCGCCCCTTCGGCATGGAATACGTGGCCCTCGAACGCGCCCAGCTGGGCACGCGCGTCGATACCAGCCGCGGCCGGTCCCGCCCGCATGACGATGCCGAGCTGATCGCAACCGTGGTTCGGAACGTGCTGCCCTGGTACGCCGCGACCCTCGTCGCCGATCTCGCCCGCGCGGGCCGTACCCCTGACTGGATGCCCGATGCCCGCCCGCGGCTTCGCCCGGTCGAATGGCAGCAGAACCAGCACCGCGCCTATGGCCGGGCCTGCGACAGCGCCGAGCTTCCGGACGGCTGGCAGCCGATCCCCCGCTGCAACCGCAAGGGCGTGATCGTCCAGGACCGCGCCCGCTACACCCCCTGCGTCTGGGAACCGTCCCCGGCCCGGATCGCGGCAGCGCGCCGGGCCTATCTGGACTGGTGGGGCTACCTGTTGGAGGTGCAGGCGGCGCTCGCGGCCGCCGATCTCGCGCGGATCCGCATTACCCGCGACATGCCGCCCATGACGCCGTGGCGGTGAGGCTCAAGTGTTCTTACCCTTCTAACGAGGTGCCCCGCTTCCGGAAAGCACGAAGCTCAAACGTCAACGCGTTACTGAGATGTGTCGGAAATGGAGCCGGTTTTCCAAGTGCAACCATCCGGAGGCGGGATCGCAGCAACGTCCGACAAACCCGCCGGTGATACCCACGGCCAGTAAGTTTTACCTTTTCCGGAAGCCTCGACCCACCCCCGCCAACGACCGAAAAACTCTTCGTCGTTCAACACATCCGCGTGCCACTGGCATGGATCGCCCATTTGCTTTCGGAAGCCGTCGGTTATCTGCACACTTCCGTCAAGAAACACGTTTCTGAAATCAGTCTTTTCATTGAAGGTGACGCTTCTGAAATCGGCGAACCTGAGAGCGCCGCCATCATTTGTGACCGCTCTCAGGTTCGCCGACTGGATTATTAAGGGTTCGAACCGCACACCTGTCGAGAAACTCATACTGAGGTCCGCCCCTTCCATCTGCACCCCAAAGAGGTTCGCCCCCTCCATCTGCGCCCCAAAGAGGTCCGCCCCCTTCATCTGCGCCTCGAAGAAGTTCGCCCCCTCCATCTGTGCCCTGCGGAGGTTCGCCCCCTCCATCTGCGCCCCGCTGAGGTTCGCCCCCTTCATCTGCGCCCCGCTGAGGTCCGCCCCCTCCATCTGTGCCCTGCGGAGGTACGCCCCCTCCATCTGCGCCCCGCCGAGGTCCGCTCCCTCCATCTGCGCCTCGAAGAAGTTCGCCCCCTCCATCTGCGCCCTGCGGAAGTTCGCCCCCTCCATCTGCGCCCCGCGGAGGTTCGCCCCCTCCATCCGCGCCCCGCGGAGGTTCGCCCCCTCCATCCGCGTTCCGCTGAGGTCCGCCCTCTCCAGCTGCGCTCCCCTGAGGTTCGCCCCCTCCATCCGCGCTCCGCTGAGGTCCGCCCTCTCCAGCTGCGACCATCTGAGGTTCACCCCCTCCATCTGCGACCATCTGAGATCCGCCCCTTCCATCTGGGCCCATCTGAGGTCCGCCTCCTCCATATGTGTCCATCTGAGCTCCGCTCCCGCCAAGAACGTGCCAGCCAACTGCGCTCCTCTGAAATCCGGTTTCTGTTGGCCGGGCTGGTGCCATTGAGGTTTGCGTAGATCCGAAAGCGCGGCCTCTCTGCGTCGTCGAAACTCTCTCTCAAACAGGTCTCGGTGATTTTTCGAAAGCCCGCTCCGAAGGCAATCAGTACCTTCGCGCTGACACCAATCCGCGAAGAAATCAGCTTTTGCGATGTCTCTAGGGAGCCATCCGGGAGGCTTCTCCACGATCGCAAGGCCAGTCATATCTATCGGGGCGAGCAGCCGGATTAGCGGCGCCCACCCGTCAACCAACCACCCCGTACGCAGAAAACTAGCGAAAAAGGCGATGAGGCCGACGCCGATCAGCGTGCGTGGCGCAAATAACCATCTGTGCCAAGCATGCTCTTCTGCACTCATTTTCTCGAAAAGGCACTTCAGGCTCGACAACCCAGCCCCAGCCGCAGCCAACAGAGCCATACAGGCAATTGCCGTCAGCCAGAACGTGCGAGCAGGCATGGACATCCACCAGAGAAAGCCCAGCACGATCAGACCGAAGCCCCATGTCAACGCCAGGTTCAGGACGGTCGCCGGTCTGTCCAGCGCACGCGGCGTACAGCATTCATCAGCCCGCCATCTGTTTCGAAGATGCAGCGCCGCATCGGTAACCAGCCAAGGCATGACGGCATCGACGAGAGGTTGGTCTCCGATCCTGTTATCTGCCGCCCCCAAGGCATCCCATAGCCTGATGAGATGCAGGTGAAAGTAGATGTAGAAAGCCGCTGTCAGGATCGGAGCCGCAACAAAGAAGTACCGGGTGGGGACCTGGACATCGACCAGTGGAAGCTTGGTGGTCCGGTCGATGCCATAGAAGTCTATATGCTCCACGCTCATCAGCGTGATGCCGACAAAGACGAGAAGGCCGAGAAGGACAAACCAAGTATGGCGCGCGTTTCGCGTCAGAGCATCGATCCGAGCAACCGAAGCCCCCGCTTCGGAACTCACCGGCCGAGTTTTGTTCTTAAGGGCGCTCTTGCGCGCTCTGTAAGAATCGCGTTTTCGCATACCGGGCGCTCCTAGTTGCCCGTGAGAATGCGCAGCGAGGCATCCGATCCGCGCAATCTGCGCAATATATCCATATCAGATCTGCGCCCGCCCCTAGAAACAATTTTCTTGACGAACCTCTGCCCCCGTTGACATAGTGCCGTCACCCAATTTGCGCCCGGAGCGGAGACCCCGCCCCGGGCGCTTTGCGTTTACGGGAGGTGCCGATGCCCCCAAGACTGACGGCGATGCCGCCGCGACTGGCCTCCCCTGCCCCGCGGATCGGACCGGCCCAGGGCGATGCGCGGGCGCAGGATCGCGCGCGGGAGCGGGTGAAGCCGTGGCGGGCGTGGTATCGCACGGCGCGGTGGCGCAAGCTCCGGCGCAAGATCCTCGCGCGGGCGGGCCATGTCTGCGAGCAGACCGGCGTGCCGCTCCTGGGCCGCGCGCCCGCGCCCGACAGCGCGGTGATCGACCATATCCGTCCGCACCGGGGCGATCCGGCGCTGTTCTGGGACGAAGACAACCTGCAGGCCGTGTCAAAAGCCTGGCATGACGGCGCGAAGCAACGCGCGGAACGGGCGGCGGGCGACTGAGCCCGACAGCCCCCGAGGGGGGTGGGTCAAAACTCCGGAAGTTCCGAAGTTGAAGACCGGCGCCTCTCCCAGTCGGAGATTTTTTTCCCGATGACAGACGATTTTTCCCCCGAGCCCGGGGCCGTGGATCTATTCGGCAACCCGGTCGAGCCGCTCCGCGACCGGCGGGGGCGGCCCTGCTTCCGGAAAGACAAGGCAAATCAGGACTTTGTGGCCGCGCGTCGGGCGGCGGGCTGGTCCCATGAGATGATCGCGATCGAGCTCGGCTGCGATGAGAAGACGCTGCGCAAGTATTTTTCCCGTGAGCTGCAGCACGGGCGGCTGATGGTCGAGGGCATGTGTCTCGACGTGCTGATGAAGCGGGCGCGCGAGGGCCACAACCCCGCGCTCTGCCTGCGCGATTACATGCTGACGCCGCAGCTCCGCGGCGGGCCGGGCTGGCGCCCCGGGGATCTCGACGAGGACACGATCCTCGCCCTGGCCAACCTCGCCGAGGAACAGGTGCCGCTGGCCTCGGGCAGGACCGAGGACCGCTATGCCTTCAACGGCGTGCTCGAGACCGAGGCCACCGCGGCCGCGAACCTGAACGATCTGTCCTCGTCCTGGGGCGGCTGGTGGACCTGCGAGCGCGGCCGCCTGACGGTCGGGGGCGCGGCCTGGGAGGAACCCGCCTTCACCGTCACCGAGGACATGCTGACGGGCGGCATCCAGGTCACCGCGCGCAAGCCCTTCGAGGAGCAGTTCAACACCGTGAAGGCGCAATATGCCGATCCGGAAAACGAGCATGTCGTGACCGACCTGCCGGTGCTGGACAGCACCACCTATATCGCGGCCGACAACGGCGAGCCGCTGGTGCTCGACATGGGCGAGCTGCCCGGCGAGACCGGCTTTGCCCGCGGCCAGCGGCTGATGAAGCTGGCACTGCTGAAGGGCCGCCGCCAGAAGCAGGTCACGCTGCCCTGTTCGCTTGCCGCCTGGCCCGTCCGGCTCGGCGACAATATCCGGGTCTCGCTGCCGCGCCGGGGCTGGACGGCCAAGACCTTCGAGGTCACCGGCCGCACCGTCCATATCGGCGAGGACGGGGTCCGCGTCACGCTGAGCTGCATCGAGACCGGCCCCGCGATCTTCGACTGGCGGACCTCGGAGGAGATGCCCAAGCCTGCGGGCGGTGTGCCCACCCTGCCCTCGCCGACCGCAAAACCGGTGGTCTCGGCGCCGACCATGACCGAGGAATTGTACGAGACGCGCGGCGGCGGCGGGGTCAAGACCCGGGTGCGCCTCTCGGCCACCACCGACAATCCCTTCGTCGACACCTGGCAGTTCGCCTGGCGCCCGGTCTCGGCCCCCGAGCCCACGCTGCGCGGGCTCACCGATACGCCCGAGGACATGATCAACGATGTCGCGCCCGGCACCTATGCCTTCGGCGTGCGCGGGCGGAACGCGCGCGGCATCTGGTCGGACTGGGCCTGGGCGGGCGCCGCCGCCGTGCAGGGGGAGAACGCCCCGCCGGGCGCCATCACCGGGCTTTCGGTCCAGGCCTCGGGCGGCGCGGTGGCGATGCTGCGCTGGGACCGGCATCCCTCGCTCGACGTGCGCCAGGGCGGCCGGATCGAGTTCCGCCACGCGGGAGCGCAGGCGGGCGCCAGCTGGCAGAGCTCGACCGGCATCGGCAAATCGGTCTCGGGCGGCGTCACCGAGGCGACCCTGCCGCTCAAATCCGGCACCTATCTGGCCCGCCCCTATGATGCGATGGGCACGCCCGGCCCGGTCTCGGGGATCGCGGTCCGCGCCGCCTCGATCATCCCGACCACCACCGTCGCCACCCTGGCCGAGGCCCCGGGCTTTGCCGGAACCGCCACCGGCTGCAGCGCGGCAGGCGGCGTGCTGGCGATGGCGCCGGGCGAGACCCGCGCGCGCTATGCCTTCGCGGGCCGGATCGATCTGGGCGCGGTCCAGCCGGTGCGGCTGATCTCGGATATCGAGCTGCTGATCTCGGAGGCCCGGGACCTGTTCTGGCAGCCCTCCGGCACGGCGATGTGGACGCCGCCCGATGCGCGGCTCTGGCTCGGCTCGACGGATGCCTATGGCGATGTCGATCTGCAGGTCTCGGTTACCGATGACGCCCCCGACGCCGCCCGCTGGGGGCCCTGGCAGAGCTTCGATGCCGCCGACTACTCGGGCCGGGCCTTCCGCTTCCGCGCGGTCCTGGGCGTCGAGAGCCCCGATTACACCATCGGCATCACGGGCCTGACCGTGACCGCCCTCCAGGCCGCATGAGGATGACATGACCCAAGCCACCTATCTGCTCGACACCGGCCATACCAAGGCCCAGGCCTTCGCCATGCTGCAGGGCGTGCTTTCCGCGATCCAGAGCGGCAATGCCGGGGCCACCCCGCCCGCCGAGACGGCGGCCGGCATGCTCTGGGTCGATACCGACGCCCGCGCCCTGAAGATGCGCAATGTCCCGAACAATGGCTGGATCACGCTGGGCTCCTTCGCCTCCGGCAGCTTCGTTCCGGCCGGGGTGAACCAGCTGACCGAGGCCCAGGCGAAGGATGCGTTTTCCGACATCTACGGCGCGGTGACCGGGGCGATCCTGCGCGCCGCGATCCTGGCCCACGCCCCCGACGCTGTGATCCCGGGCTGGCACCCTTTCGACATGGTCCGGCCCGGCGACGGCGCCACCGGCCTGATCTGGAGCTACGACAAGGCAGGCAGCATCCAGAACGTGGAGACGCCCGAGTTCGAGGACGGATACGAATATGCGCTGGTCTTCGAGGCCGTCGCCACCAACAAGACCACCTCCACACTGCAGATCTCGGTGCGGCCCGAGGTCACCGGCACCTGGTCGCCCTTCACGTCCTTCCCCGGGGCGGGCTTCCGCAGGGATGACGTCTGTTCCGGCATGCTGCGGCTGCCCATGCCGCGCCAGCCCCGGCTGGTCCATGGCTGCATCTGGGACGCGCCGCTGAAGGCCGGGATGGAGGATCTTGCCGTCCCGACCGGCGCCCCCGAGGCCTCGGCGCTGAGTGCCGTCCGGGTCCGCTGGGCCGAGGGCGGACGCATCAACGAGGTCTTCCGCACCGGCCGCGTCCGCCTGTTCAGGCGCCGCGAACACCTCACCGGCTGATCTGCCCTCCCATGACGAGGCCCGCCATGACCGTCACCAACACCGCGCGCGCCCATCCGCCGGAGGCCCCATGCAGGAACTGACCACGCAGATCCGGGACTGGTGGGCGGTGATGCTCTCGCTGCTCGGGCTGGCCGTCTGGTCGGTACGGCTCGAGGCCCGGGCGCGGACCAATACCGCCGCGCTCGACCGCGAGACCGCCCGGCTCGCCGAGGAGATCCGCGCCCTCGAGGCCCGCTGGCAGCGGCAGCGCGCCGAAGATCTCGCCGCCCGCCAGCGCGACCGCGAGGAGACCAACGCGCTGCTGCGCGAGCTTCGCGCCGACATCAAGACCGTCCTGCAGCGCGTCCCGCGCTGAGCTATTCCCCCGAAAGGAGCCCCAAATGCACCTCGTGCCCCACTGGCGCGCGCTGATCCGGCGCGCCTGGTCGATCCGTCTCATCCTGATCGCGGGCCTGCTCTCGGGCTGTGAGGCCGGGCTCTCGCTCGCCTCGCCCGATCTGCTGGGCATCCCGCGCGGCCTCTTTGCCGGGCTGTCGGCGCTGGTGACCGCGGCCGCCTTCGCCGCCCGGCTGATCGCCCAGAGGATGGAGTGAACCGATGCGCAGGATCCTGAAACGCGGCGCCGCCGCCACCGCCCTCGCGCTCAGCTTCGTCGGTGGCAATGAGGGCCTGAAGACAGAGGCCTATCTCGACATCGTCGGCATGCCGACCGTCTGCTTCGGCGAGACCCGGGGCGTCGCGCTCGGCGACAGCTACACGCCCGCCGAGTGCCGGGCGATGTTCGCCGGGAGGCTCGCGGAGTTCGAGGCCGGGCTCGACCGGCTGATCGCGGATCCCGTCGAGGACCTGATCCCGGCCCGGAGCTATGTGGGCATTTTGGACTGGGCCTATAATGTCGGGCTCGGCGCGGCTGCGCGCTCGACCCTGATCCGCAAGCTCAATGCGGGCGATCTGCGCGGCGCCTGCGACGAGCTTCCGCGCTGGCGCTTCGCGGGCGGCAAGGGCATTCGCGGCCTCCTGATCCGCCGCAACAAGGCCCGGCAGCTCTGTCATGAGGGGCTCGACGGCGTTCCGGCCGACGTGCCGTTTCGCTGGGACGGCGCATGAGGGCGCTCCTCGCGGCGCTGCTGCTGGCCGGATGCGGCGGGCTGCCCGTGCCGCTCGGGCCAAACGTCGCCGCCAACGTCCAGGCCGGGGCCGAAAACGTCCAGGGCCAGAAGGTCGAAAACGCGCCTTCCATCCTTCGGCCCCGCGCCCGCGAGATCCGCCAGGAGCAATCCGAGAACCGCCTCCGCGCCGACCGCGTCGAGACCGTCATCGTCAATGTCATTCCGCCCTGGATCGTGCTGGTCGCCCTGATCGGATGGATCGCCCCCTCGCCCGGCGAGATCGGGCGGCGGATCGGCGAAGCGGTCAGGGGAAGGCGATCATGAGAAATACAACCATAAGGCGAGTTATCTATAATACAGACAACCTTTGGTTAGGGTATCCGCTATAACAACGGAACTGGCCAGGCAAGGGCCCACTAAACTTATCAAAGAACTGAAACTAAATTAGACCCTCGCAGGCCCAACGCCCGCGGGGGTCGCCCCGTTCTCGCGTGCCCGCTTGGGGGTGCCACCCTTTCCTTCTCTCACGCAACTGAATTCCCCCCGCTTACGGGCGGGGGCAAGGCGGTGTTGTAGCACCGCCTCACCACGCAGCCTGCGTCAACAGATGCTGCGCCGACACCCGAGAGGGAATCTGTCGCCCGGCTCTCGCGAGAGCGGGCGGACCTAGAACAGGTTCCTGACATGAACGAAATGCGAAAAACCGTCCCCGCAACCCCCGTCGCCCCGTGGATGGGCGGCAAGAAGGCCCTCAACCGGCGGATCATCGAGCGGATCGAGGCGATCCCGCACCGCACCTATGTCGAGCCCTTCCTCGGCATGGGCGGGGTCTTCCTGCGCCGAAGCTGGCGCCCGCGTCTGGAGGTGGCGAACGACCTGAACGGCGAGATCACCAATCTCTTCCGCGTGTTGCAGCGCCATTATCCCCAGCTGATGGAGGTGATGCGCTTCCAGATCACCTCGCGCCGCGAGTTCGAGCGGCTCCGCGCCTGCGATCCGGCCACGCTGACCGATCTGGAACGTGCCGCGCGCTTCCTCTATCTGCAGCGGCTGGCCTTCGGCGGGCAGCTCCGCGGGGTTTTCGGCATATCGCCGAACAGTGGGCCTCTGTTCAGCCTGGCCAAGATCGGCCCGCTGCTCGACGCCGCTCATACCCGGCTCGACGGCGTGGTCTTCGAGAACCTGCCCTGGCAGGACGTGCTGGCCCGCTATGATGGCCCGCAGGCGCTGTTCTATCTCGATCCGCCCTATTGGGGCGGCGAGGACGATTACGGCAAGGGGCTCTTCGACCGCGACCAGTTCGCCGAGCTGGCCGAGCGCCTGGGCCGGATCGAGGGCGCCTTCCTGCTGTCGATCAACGACCGGCCCGAGATCCGCGATCTGTTCGGTGCCTTCGTGATCGAGGAGGTGCGGCTGAATTACTCGGTCTCGAAGAGCGGCGCGACCGCCGCGCGGGAGTTGATCATCGCCAATCGCGAGGTCAGGGTGGGGCTCGTATGAGTTCCCCCGGCCCGGTCGGCGTTTAACCGGATCTTGGGGGCGCCCGGTAAAAGGTCTGCCCCATGCGCCGTCTTCTGTCCCTGCTCCTGCTGAGCCTGACGCTCCTGACCTGCGCGCCGGTCGCGCAGGCGCCGCAGAGCATTGCACCGGCCCTGCCCTATGAGCGCGCAGCCTTCGGCTCGGGCTGGACCGATCCGGACGGCAACTGCCTCGATACCCGCGCCGAGCTGCTGGCGGCTCTCTCCACCGTGCCGGTGCGGCTCGCGCCCTCGGGCTGCTCGGTGCGCCACGGCCGCTGGTTCGCGCCCTATACAGGACAGGTGGTCACCGAGGCGGGCGATCTCGACATCGATCATATCGTGCCGCTGCGCTATGCATGGGCCCATGGTGCCGCCAGCTGGCCCGCCGCGAAGCGCGCCCGCTTCGCCCGCGATCCCGTCAACCTGCTGCCCGTCAGCGCCTCGGCGAACCGCTCGAAAGGCGCGCGCGGGCCGCTCGACTGGCTGCCGCCCGATCCGGGCTTCCGCTGTCAGTATGTGCTGCGGTTCAGGCGGATCGCCGCAAGCTACGGGCTTGTGCATTCGGCTGCGGAGGAGCGGCAACTGGTGGCGCTGACCGGGCGGCTGTGTGGGACATGAAGGGCGGGGAGCGGCCGTTCGATGCTTCGAGGACATGCTGCCCGCAGATCATGGAAGCGGCCGTTCATCCCGGCTGCATCATGCACTCAGGTCGCCAAGGTCGGACAGCGGACATTCCCAACCTCCGCTGCAGCTGTGACTTGGGCCTCATCGCCTGAAAGCTGAGCGCCGGTAGCATACAGTGAACGCATGCAACATCGACTAGCATCTAGTCTAAAGCAGCAGAACTGCCCGACGGGGTGGCAAGCCGTCAGCAAAGTAGTGCTTTTGGCGCTGTGCCTTCGTACTAGCCTCGACTGGAAAGATGATGCATCTTCCAACTAAAACACACGCTGTTTGGCGTATCAACATTGCGCAAACATCGTTGCCGTGACAGCCTCGCAGGCCATCCTCAACTGACCTGACACTATCCCGGCGTGATTCGTTTCGACTATGAAATTGGGGGAAATATTGGTTCGCAGAGTTGGCTCAGAGAAGCATACTATTTCTGATAGGCTGGCAAAAAAACTTGCCGAGGTGGCAGAGCGAAAACGCGAGTCTGAGGGTGACGGGGGGGCGTCAAATTATGGCGCCTCCCCAAATCGAAAAGACTACTACAGAGGCCCTCACAACACTTCCCCTGAGCTTCAAAAAAAGATTTTTGAGAACAAGGAAAAAGTGAGATTAAGAATTGCGGCCCAAACCCATCGCATAGAGTCTTCTATAATGGATGCCGTGCGAAAGCACTATGTGCAGCTAAGCAAAAATATCAGAAGATCATTGATACTTAACGAGTATGGCGCCACTGTTCAAGACCATCGTCAATCCGAGATTGAGCGCTTTCTAAACTCAATAAGCAAGGAATGGCACCTTCTTCCTGATGGGGTTGCTGCTAGCATTGTAATGAATTCGATCCAACAGTTGGACAGCCGGTACGCCCCTGCCGAATTTGACGCGAAGAGCTTTCCAGAAGATGGATATGAGTTTGAGGAATGGCTGGCTGCGTCACTAAAGAAATTTGGCTGGAACACTGAGGTCACAAAGGGTTCTGGGGACCAGGGGGTTGATCTCATCGCCACCAAGGGCGAAACTAGTATCGCGATACAAGCCAAGCGATACTCTGGAAAGGTTGGGAATAGGGCTGTTCAAGAGGTATATTCCGGGGCAAAGCACTTGGGGATTTCTCTTTCGGCAGTAATTACAACTGTAGGATTCACCCCAAGTGCCGCCGTTTTGGCGCAGAGCACCGGAGTTATACTGCTTCGTGTCGATGATCTCCCTCACCTTGATGAGTTGATTCATCAATAGGGCGAGATTGACTGAAGCTGAAAGACGGTCTGTTCTGGGCCGCCTGCGGTCATCTGTAGTGCCCTGCGTGAACGTCCGCCATCGGCAGCGAGCGTCCCTGGTCGCTTGGGCCGGATAGCGGTCGTTCGCCGCATCTGCGCGAGGAACGCGAGCTTGGGAGCTTATTAAGGCCGAGGCGGGACTTCACGCCGCGGGCAGATCACCTCTTCCCGGTACAGCGTTGAGAATTCATCCAGCACCATTTCCAACGTTGCCAGGAAGGTGGTGAAGTCGAATGACACCCCCTGCTCTCGCTTTTCATGAATGTATCGCCATTCAACGAAAGCTTTAGCGTGCTGGGAAAGCACGTCTCTAATTCCGTAGTCCAATACGGAAAAATTTGGGTGATGCGGTGCCACATTGTTCCTGAATTCGCGATCGAGACGTTCCTTACTGGTGTCGTCAAGGATCTCGAACAGCTTCAAGAGATCATGGGTTCTTTTGGTCTTGAGGCTGTTGTGATCCCAAACAAACCAAGCCTTCAGCGCAAACTCCATAGACAGCGCCAAGAGCATTGGTTCGACGCCAGAATGTTCCGCGTGACGTATACCAAATTTATGCGTATCGGCTTTCGTCATTGCCTGAGTCTGCTTGAGGATGGATCGCGCCTGTTTCTCGAGTGTGACACCCGTAGTGAGGCCGTGAAATTGACGCGATTTCTGCATGAATAGAAGATAGACCGATCATAGGGCGACGGCAACGCGCAAAGGCAAGGTGGTTTGGCCTGAGCATAGCTGGCGGTAGGATGAGGGCGGGGACCCGACGTTCGAGGCACTGGCCAGATCTCACGGGCTTTCCCCAAAGCGGACACCTGATGGGTTAACGACCTGTGCTGGAAACCTCGCAGCAGTTTGTTGGAGCGAGTGTTAGATATAACTTAGCAGATTCACCTCACTGCCCGATATCCACGCCCCAAAAGAACGCGCGACGTATTGCAAGGCCCGAGAGTCCACAAAAATCTTCAAACCCCTCTCGGACGCAAAACCTCACACGAAAACCCCAAAGAACTGCAAAGCCTAACGCGCCGCAATGCCAAGAGCGGTGAGGGTCTCCGGAGTAATGTTTCCGGTTTGACTGAGGCCAAATGCCTTCTGAAAGGCCAAAAGAGCAGATCGAGATTTCGTCCCGATGACGCCGTCAATCGGACCGTCATAGTAACCGTAGGCAAGCAATGCTGTTTGCACCAGTCTAACAATTTCCGTAAATTTCCCAGAGTTACCCGGAAGGGTTTTGGGTGAGCTCGGGCTTCTTGGCGATGTCGAGTTAAAAGATGGAGAGGGAGCGGCTGGTTGGGGCGGCGAATAGGTCGGAGGTGAATAGGTTGGCGGCGAATAACTATAACCTCCGGTCGATGACCGGTGACTCGAGTGAGATCTGTGGGATGAATGCGATCTATGACTTGAGTGGCTGCGATGCCCTGCGAGCGTATAGAGGTGCTCAATAGTGAATTTTGACAGTAAAGACTTACTGGGCTTCAAGGCGATCCCATCCGTCGGCGGTAAGCTCGCTTGAACGGCACCTGGTAGAAATCCGGCAGCAGTTAACGTTGATATAATGAAACGCTTCATAGTAATCCCAATCTATTATACCCACCGTCTTTGGGGTGCCACTCGAATAGGCCGCAGCAATCAGATCTTGCCACACAAGCGGAACACTCGGAGAGAAATTTCTGTTTCCAGTCTGATATTGAATTTACCGCATAAGCCCTGTAGCTTGTAGGGATAGTGCAGATCGGGAAGTTATACAGGTTTGCAGATACCCCGCGGATTTCGACAGTGTCAATCGCTCGCGCAATCGGATCGAAGTTAAGTGAGCTATCGAAAAACTCTTGCCGCCACACCATCCTTCCGTACCCAATATTCTCCATTTGCATAATGGCCCAGACATCAATGAAGGGCAATTTTCGCGCGATGAACGATGCGAGATCTTCCAGGTGCTCAATATTCCCATTCATGATGACGGTTCTAATTTCGATGCGCGCTCCGGTCCGAGCTAATGTCGCCAGACTATGAGTGAGCTGTTCAAATGCACCGCTGACGCCGACGATTGCGTCGTGGATTTCTGGTCTAGCTGCGTATATCGGCACGCCCCACAGGACACGATCAACGCCAATACTTTCTATTTTTTCAGAATCAAAATCCGTAAAAGCCCTTCCATTGGTGAGAATGTGGAATGAGATGTCTTGGCGAAATATACGCGCGTACTCAAGTAAATTAAAAAGCTCGGATTTGAACAGTAGGGGCTCCCCCCCGGACAAGCCGATGATGGTGTTTCTAGGTGCTAAATCAAGGGCCTCCTTGAAAACGCCAAACATGTCAACATGAGAGTCCTTTGGGGGCTGGGAACACATAATGCACTTTTGATCGCAGCGCTCCGTTATCAGGAGAGTATTGTGCTGTGACTTTGCTCTAATTAACCGATGAATTACGTTCTTTCCCGGAAGCAACAGAACGACATCCCGGTCAACTTCTTCAATATTCGAAATTTTAACTGAGAGCCCAAATCCATTCAGATCGAACTCTGCGTTAACTCCGTTGGCTTTTGTGATCCACGCATCCAGAGAGCTCTCCGAAAAAACTGCACTCGTAGAGTCAGTTCTTAAACGAAAGACGAGTGGCTCACTTATAGGCATAGGCGAGCAAGATAAGCGAAGTGGTATCAT